AGGGCGGGCGCGGTCCCGCGCCTCGGCGAGGAGAGACTCCAGACGGAGGCGTTCGGCGTGCTCGCGTTCAGCGCGGGCGGTCTGCTCCTCCACTTCGCGGCGGTACTCGTCGCATTCACGTTCGTTGCGGACGGCGTGCTCGCGGGCTCGGTCCCGCTTCCCCCGCATGGATGCGAATTCGACCTCGGCGCGGTCGGCGCGTTCGGCTTCGCGGGAGGCGTCGTCGAGGAGGGCGTCGGTGCGGGCGATGTGCTCGCGGAGGGCGTCGATCTGCCGTTCGTATGTGGCGACGAGGGCATCCCGGTCCTCCCGCTCCTCCTCCTCCGGGGAGGGGTGGGGGGCGAAAAACGCCTCGGCGCCGAACTCGTCGGGCGCGGCGGTCGCGGTGTGCTCGACGACGGCGCCCTCCAGCCCGGGGCATGCGGCGTGCGCGGCCACAACAGAGCCGTTGCGGTCGACGACGACGAGCCACCCGGAGGTGGCGTCGATCCGATACCCGTCGTCGTACACGCGTTCGTGGAGGACCCGCCCCCCCTTGGGGCTGCGGAGGGTGAGCTGTACGGGCATGCGGGCTCCTCGGGCGTGGGACCTATCGGGGGGGTTCAGTCTAGGGGGTGGTTACCTGGACAGGGCGGCCGACGGGAACGAGGACGATGTGCGGGGGGCGGTCGAGGAGGAGCTGCACGAGGTGGTCGTCGACCGGGTACAGCCCACGGAGGACACCGTCGACGCCTTCCCCCCGTACGTGCTGCCCGAGGTGCTCGTCGGTGAGGTCTGCCGCCCGGAACGTGTCCACGCCCTCCAGCCTCCCCGAGGTGGGCTCGGGGCGCTGGAGGGGGCATTACAGGCGGCCGGCGGCCTCGTCCTGTTTCGCCTCGCGATGAATCTTTAGGATCGTCTGTTCGGTGGAGTCGGCGGCCTGCGCGATGTGCCGGAACAGGACGCGGCGGCGGCGTAGGTCGAGGACGAGCCGTTTCCGTTCGGTGGACAGTTCGGCGACCCGGTCCTGCGCGTCATGGATCGCCCCGGTCGTCTGCCGCATGAGGGCGAGCTGCTCGTCGGTCTCGTCGTCGCCGGTGAGTGGCAGCGGCGGCAACTCCCGGACGGATTCGGGTTCGGGCACGGCGGGGGGCTCCTCGATCGCGACGGCGGTCACGACACGCAACCTATCCGGGGGGGCAGGTTCGGCGCGCGGAGTTGCGGCGGTCATGTGGGGAGTCCGAGCTGCTCGGCGTACCGGGCGTCGCCGGTTCGCAGGTACCCGTCGAGGTCCCGCCCCCGGATGACGAGGTCCGGGTTCCCGGCCTTCGTCTGCCAGTACACGGGGGCTCCGTCGTACTCGACGGCGTCGACGACGAGGACACCCGCGTCCCCGGCGAGGACGACCGCGTCCACGTACTCGACGGGCACGCCGGCGCGGAGGATTCCGCGCGTCGAGTTCTCCCGGTCGACGGCGTCGGCGAACGCCTGCGCGAGGGACTCCAGGAGGCGGGCGTCCTCGACACCTCGGGCGGCGGTCTCGCCTTCGCGGACGGTCGTGTCGCGGCGAAGGTTGGACAGGCGGTCGGCGAGCAGCCGGTCGAACGCGAGGCGGGCCTGCGCTCGGGCGGCCGGGGCGGGCCGGGGCTCGGGGGTGGGCATGAGGGGCACGGGGTCTCCTGTCGGGTTAGGCGTGGGGTCCCCCGTGGGTGATGCGGCTACCGGCCCGCCGTCGAGCGGCTGTCGGGCGGGCGTCGGGCGGCCACGGGGGGAGCCACCCGACGCCCCGCGAACTATACCCTCCCCCTACCCGGTGAGGGGGGTTCGGCGGTCCGGCCCGTCGAGGGTGACGACCATTCCCAACCCGTTGAGCCGGGACGCGACCCGCTCCCCGAGGTTGGCGCGGATCAGTTCCCCGGTCGCGTTCGTGGTGACGATCGTCGGCAGCCGGCGGGCGTACCGGGCGTCGATCACCCGATACAGGACCTCGGCGGTCCAATCGGAGGCGCGTTCGGCGGCGAGGTCGTCGAGGAGCAGCAGCCGCGCCCCCTCGACGGCGTCCAGGGTCTCGACGGGTGTGCGGCCGGGGCGGAGCCCGTCGAGGAACGCGGGGACGGCGACGGCGACCGCCGGCAGCATGGCACGCTCGCCGACGAGGAACCGGAACGCGGCGACCGCCTCGTGTGTCTTGCCGACGCCCACCGGCCCCCGGATGACGAGGCCGTCGATCTGCCGCCGGTACAGGGCGATCGAGGCGCGGGTGACGGAGGAGTTGGTCGGGCGGGTGGCGTCGAACCGGCCGAACCGGCGGTCGAGCCCGGCGAGGGTGGCGGCGACGGCCCGCTCGCGGCGGAGGTCGTCGATGCGCTGCTGCCGGGCGGTCCGTTCCTGCGCGGCCTGCTGCCGGACGGGGCGGGACCGTTCGGCGATCTGCCGAACGCGCTCCTCCCAATCGACGACGGCCGGCTCGGGGCGCTCGCGGGGCTGCTGCTGCCGGCGGCGTTCGACCTCGGCGGCGAGGCGCTGGAGGTCGGCGTCGGGCGGGTGTTCGGGTTCGGGGCTCGCGGCGTGGGACTCAGTCATGGCTAGAACGCTCCTCGGTGTGCGTCAGGGTCGGTCGGTATGTGTTGCCGTGGACCGTAGGCGCCGGAGGTAACGGTTCGGGGCGTTTCTAGGGCGGCGTGGAGGGTCTGGAGGGTGACGGGTCGACCGGCTCCCCGGAGGTCGGCGAGCGCCTTCCGGATCCGCTCATCGTCGTACCGGGGAGGCTTGCCCGTCGCGGCGGCCGAGCCCTGCCCGTCGACGGGTACGTCGAGGGCGCGTTTCACGATGCCGAGGAGGGCGAGGTAGTTCGCCATTCCGCCGCACGCCTCGACGTGCTCGCGGGTGACGGCGGCGGCGACGGAGCCGAGGACCCGTTTTCGGTCGGCGGCGGTGAGTGGTCCGTCCTCGACGAGGGCGAGTTGCCGCGCCTCTCCGTCCGCCCCGGGTTCCGTAGGAACCCGCTGGTCTTGTTCCGTTGTCTTTTTACTCGCGGGTGAACCACTGCGGGTTAGCCGCGTCGGGTTTCCCGCACTGGTCGGGTCGCCCGCACGGTTTGGCGTCGATCCGCTCGGGTCGCCCGGGTCGGTGAGGGTGTAGTCCTCCTCGGTGTACTTCCCGCCTTCCCCGCGCTGCCGACCGGAGCGCACGAGGTACCCGGTCCGCTCCAGCTCGGCGAGCCCGGACAGGAGGGAATCGCGACCGTCGGTCGCCTGCCGTTGCATGAGGTTCTGACTCACGCGGAACCCGGCGGCGTGCCCAAGGAGGTACGCGAGGAGTCCTTTCGCCTTCCACGACAGGCGGTCGTCGCGCATCCATCGATTAGGAACCTGCGCGTACCCGTCGCCGGGCAGCTCGGGCCGGATTACACCCACGAGGAACGCCCCTCGTGTCCGGGAGTGGGTTGTGTCTGTAGCATGGGGACCTCGCGGTTTCATTAGGCGTGGGACAGCGAGCCGACGGCCCGGCCCTCCCCTCGGGGGGGGCCGGGCCGTCGGTGTATCCGGTGGGGGACGCTACGCCCGCCCCAGGTGCTCCAGCAGCTCCGGGGAACCGGCCGCCCGCTGAGTAAGAACCCACACGGTGTGTTCCCGCCCGTAGTGCTCGCGGGTGACGATGGTCCCGTCGGAGCCGGTGGCGGGCTCCAGCCACCCGCCGTCGACGAGTTCCACCCGGCGCGGCCGGACGGAGTTGTCGCGGAGCCCGGTGGCCTGCGCGATCTGGAGGTCGGTCAGCCCGACGAGTTTCGGGTCGCGGGCGACTTGCGCGACCGCGTCGAGGACCCGCCGGCGGTTCGTGCCCGCGTTGGGTGCCGCCCGGAGTGCGGCGTCCTTCGCGGTCGCCCGCCCGTCGTGGCGGGCGAGACCGGCCCCGGAGGCGCCGGGGGATACCCGAGCCACCCCCCGGCGGGTGGGCGTGCTCCTGGAGGCGTTGAGGGCGTCGACGTGCCGGACGAACCGGCCGCGTTCGGCGAGGAGCGCCTGCGCGGACCCGTCGAGCCCCCGGCCCTCGATCGCGAGGCGGGCGGCGATCGAGGCGAACCTCGTCGCGGCCTGCCCGGCGTCGAGCCCCGCGTACCCGTCCTCGGCGTCGAGGTCGACCTCGGGCAGTGCGGCCGACGCCTCGGCGCGGAGGAACTCGACCGCGCGCCCCAGGTTGCGGGCGCTCGTCTGGAGGACCGACGACCACGCCCTCGCGCGGCGAACCTCGATCGGGGCGGTCGCCGCCCCGAGGTGGCGGGCCACCCCCCGGAGGGCGGCCAGCTCGGCGGCGGTCGTGCTCACTTCGTCTCCTCGCGGGTGACCTTGACGCCCCGGTACGTGCGGGTACTGATCGTGCGGATCTGCCGGATGACGGCGGCGTCGGCGTCGCGCTGCTGCTCGGCGAGGCGTTTCCGCAGCGCCTCGACCTCGCGGGCGGACGGCGCGAACTTGCCGAGCCCGACGAGCCCGTCGAGCCCGATCAGGCGGGCGACGACGTTCCGGGCGACCTCGCGGGCGTCATCCTCGGACAGGTTGACGGGGACGGTCGTCCCCGCCTGCCGGGCGGCGCGCTGGAGGGCGTCGCCGGCGACGTACGTCGACAGCTCGTCGTCGACGAGCCACCCGACGAGGGAGGGAACGTCCCACGTCGACGAACCCGAGGCGTAGTCGGGGCGGACGGCGATCCGCTGTCCGACCCCGTCGGGCACGAACAGGGACGCGGTCAGCATCCCGTCGAGTTCGGCGCCGGACACGGCGAGCGCCTCCTCCTCGGCGATGGCGTCCGCCTCGGCGGCGGCGGCGGTGAACGCCTCGGCCACGGACCGCAGGGACTCCCCGGCGGACACGACGCGGCGGACGAGGTCGTACGTGTCCTCGGGGACGACGACGGTCCCCCGGGCCTGCCGCACCATCGTCGCGGCGTGCCGGAGAGCGGCGATCAGGTCGCGGCGGAGAACCGGGGCGAGCGCCCGGAGCGCGTCGGCGTCGAGTTGCCCGTCCGGCCCGCCGATCGGGGCCGGCAGGTTCGGCGCCTCGGGCTCGGGCTCGGTGGCATCGGCGAAGGTGGCGGCGAACGCGAACGGGTCGACGCGCAATGCGTCGAGGGCGGGGTCCTTGTCGGTCACGGGGTCTCCTCGGTTCGGGTGGGCGTGGGAAGGGGGCGGATCGCGGTCGAGCTGTCGTCGCCGAGCTGCCGCCAGTAGCCGGCGCGGTCGCGCTGCTGCCGGACGACGACGACGAGGACGCCGAGCACGTCCAGCCCGTACCGGGCGGCGGCGGCGGCGAGGAACCGGAGCGTCGCCTCCAGGAGGGAAGGGGGCGGATCCTCGGAGCCGGTGTACTCGACGATCGCGACCTGCTCGGCGCCGTCGATGACGAGCTGCCGCATAGCGGCGACCTCGTCGGTTGCCTCCCGGTTCGGGTCGAGGGCAAGGATCACGAGGTGCTCCTCGTCCATCGGGGACAGCCCGACGAGGATCGTCTCGCCGCAGCGTGGGGGGCGGCCGAGCCACCGGGGGATGGTGGCGACGATCGTCGACGGGTCGGGGGGGGCGGTCATGGCTGCTCCAGGGGTAGGCGTGGGCCGTACTGTCCCCCCGATTATACGCACACCTAACGCGGGTTCGGGTAGACCCGGCACGCCACGAGCCCCCGGCCTCGGGTGAGGGCGGGGGCTCGTGGCGCGGGGTCACGGCGCGGTACGGGTCACCTTACGGGCGATCGATATACCCGGGCAGGTGCTCCAGTCGCCACGCTCGGGAGACCTCGGCGGCGGCCTCGGGGGCGTCGAACGTCCCGAGGGTCAACAATCGACCCTCGATCTTGACGCGTGCTTGCCAGCGGCTCCCCGAGCGGGTCGGGTAGACGCCTCGATATCCGCTCGCGGCCCGGCCGCGCACATTGCCCGAGAATTCGGCGGGTGTGACGACGCGGAGGTTCGCTCGACGGTTGTCGAGCTTGTCTCCGTTGACGTGGTCGCCGAACACGGCGCGGCCGGCGTCGACGATGCCGAGGAGCCATCGGTGCAGGAGGACGACGGTCGGTCGAACGCCGGTGAGTTGCGCGTACCCGTGACTCCCGATCGAGAGGCGGCCGGGGAGGGTCACGTCGTCGTCGAGCCGGACGGCGTCGCCACTCGCGGTGAGGTACAGCATCAGACGATGCACTCGCCTCGGTGAACGGCGAGGTCGTATCCGGTTGTATGGGCGAACGGCGGTTCGTCCCCGTACTGCCCGCCGACGGTGGCCGGCGTCGCCCACGGATCCGAGGCGGGCCGCTGCTGCTGCCCCCCGCCGAACCCGCCCCCGCCGGTGTTGCCCCGGGTCGTCTTGCGAACGGTGGCCTGCGCGTACCGCAAGCTCGGCCCGACCTCGTCGACCTGGAGTTCGACGACCGTCCTCTTGTTGCCGTCCTTGTCGTCCCAGGAGCGTTGGACGAGGCGGCCGGTCACGATCACCCGCATTCCCTTGGCGAGGGACTCGGCGGCGTTCTCGGCTGCCTCCCGCCACACGGAGCAGCGCATCCACAAGGTTTCCCCGTCCTTCCACTCTTGGGACTGCTTGTCGAACGATCGGGGGGTGGAGGCGACCGTCCAGTTCGCGACGGCGTGACCGGCCGGCGTGAACCGCAGATCGACCTCCCCGGCGATGTTGCCGACGATCGTCGTTACGGGCTCGTTCATGGGTTGTGCTCCTGTCTCGCGGTTGCGTGGGTCAGAACGGGGGAGGTGGGGTGGGACCTTGCACGGTCCACGGGTCCGGGGTGACGGTGTCCGCGTAGCAGTCGGTGAAGTGCGGCCCCTCCTGCTGTCCGCATGAGGGCTCCGGGTCCTCGGCGGGCTCGGTGTCCGGAACCGGGGCGTAGTCGAGCTGCCGGCGGTCGGGTCCGAGGCACACCTCCTCGGCGTCCTCCCCGGTGTTCCCGACGGCGAACACGGCGCGGTGTTGCTCGCCCTCGGCGGGGACGAGCCCACACAGACCGCACGGGGCGTCCTCGGCGGGCTCGGCGTCCCACTCGGGCGGGTAGTCCGGCCCGGGGCGCTCCGGGCCGGGACCCTCGCGGCCGGTCACGATGCGCGCCCGTTGCTGCACGAGACAGTGGGGGTGACGATCATTTCCTGCCCGATGCCCCGGTTCGACGGGTAGATGAATTGGCCGGGGTCCATGCAGAACGGTGCGCTGCCGTCGCCGCGCCGCACGAAGAACGGGTGATCCTCAACGGTCAGTTTCCACACGCCGGAGGTTCCGCTCCCGCACGGGAGGTCCTCGATGGTGACGCCGCCGGTGTGCTGCCCGGGAACTCGCGGGACCTGCTTCCACACCTGGACGGGGGCGATGACGGCGCACGAGTTGGCGACCGAGCCGACGGCGAGCGCCGGCGTCGCGGTGGCGGTGACAATCCCGGCGGTCGAGGCGGCGACGAGCCCGGTCGTTGCGGCGGCGGTAACGAGTCTGCGGATCACGGTTGCTCCTATGAGGCGTGGGACGGGGGTGGGGTAGTGCTGGAGGGCGGTTCGGGTCACCGGGCGCCCCGCAACGCGTCGGACGCGGAGCGGAGGACGGACTGCAACCCGGACAGCTTCGACCGGAGGTTATGCATGCCCTCGCGGGCGGTGCGGCAGGTCAGGTCGAGGAGCTTGACCCGCTCGTACAGCTCCTCGCAGGCGAGCATCGCCTCGGCGTTGCGCTGCTCCGCCGACCGGGCGGTCGAGGCGATGAGGGCGCGGGCGTACCCGAGGTCGTAGGCGAGCTGCGCGGCGCCCCGCTCCTCCTCTTTCGTGGTGAGGAACCCGGCGCCCCGCTCGATGCGGTCCAGGGTGTCGACGATTTCCCGTTCCACCTCCTCGGGCGTGTACGGGCGGGAGGAGGCGTCGGGGTTCGTGGTGATGTGCCGCAGCCCGCCCGTTGTGCGGGCGTCGCCCTCGCGGGCGGTGGGGTCGACGGCGCCGGGCCGGTCGCGGGGGACGATGGCCTGCGGAACGGACACGACCTCCCAACAGGAGGAGCACACCTGCTCGCCGTCGACGAGGCGGCGGTCCGGCGCCGGGTGCGTACAGCCGGGGGCGCCGGCGTTCGGATCCTCGTCGAGGAGTCCGACGGTTCCCTCGACGATGGTCGAGGCGGGTCCGTCGAGGTCGCCGTACGCCTCGTCGTCGGCGCTCACGAGCCGGCCTCGATGCGGCGCCGCTGCTCGTCGATCAGATAGCCGAGGGGCGCCGTGTGCCCCTGCGGAGACCGGACGGGCACGTCGAGGAGGGGGAGGGCGCGGTGCCGGACGCCGGCCAGGTCCTCGACGGTCGTCGTCCCGACGGCGGCGGTCAGCGCCCGCGCGGCACGGTCGACCTCCTCGGGAGTGAATGGGCGGGACGGCTCGATGTTCGTGCGGTCCGGGTCGTCGGCGGCGCTCGCCTCCGTGGGGATCAGGAACGCGGCCAACAGGGCGGACTTGATGGCCTGCGAGTACGCCTTGCCGGTGGACTTGTCGCCGGTGTCAGCGCCCTCCCCCCACCCGTCCAGTTCCTCGGAGGAGCCGTCGGCGGCGAGGAACCGCAGGCGGACGTGGACGTGTGTCACGTAGTTGTACCCGGTGCCGGAAGAGCGGGGCCGCTGCTCTCGTTCCCGGTCCAGAGTGGAGGGGAGGACGACGAGCCCCACCTCGGCGAACAGGTCGTGCAGGGCGGCGTACACGTCGTCGATGCCCCGGAACGAGTAGCCGCCGGCTTTCTGTTCGGCCTGCCTGCCCTTGGCGATGGGCTGGACGCGGCGGAACACCTCGGCGAGCGCCTCGGCGGCGGTCAGCGGGTAGGACTCGCGGAGCGGCTCGGAGTCCGGCGAATACGCGGACTCGTCAATCTCGGGCAGCCGGCCGAACACGGGCACGCCGGAGAATGTCTCGACGGACACCGGTATCGCCCCCTGCGGCGTGAGGTGGAACGCGCCGATCGGGGGCAGCGCGTCGGACTCCGGCTCCGGCGTGGGCTGCTCGGGGGCGGGTAGGTCCTCGACGGGTGTCGGGGACGGGTCGACCGTGGTGGGCGCGGGTTCGCCGGCCGGCTCGGGTCGGGTGCGGGCGGCGGGCATCATGCCTCCAGGCGTGGGGTCGAGGGGATCGTGCCGGCGGCGTACGCGTCGAGGTAGGCGCGGAGCACGTCGGGAAGGTCGACGCCCTCGCGGGCGGCGCGTTCCTCGGCGGCGGCGCGGCGGTCGGCGTTCACGTACAGCCACCATCGGGACGACCCGCCCTCGATCTTCGGCGGGCGTCCGGCCCGTCGAGGTCGGGCGGTTGTGGTCACGGGTAGGACCTCCTCTGTCGGCGTGGGATGCTTACCCCCCGATTATAGGCACAGGAAACGGCGGGTGGGGATCATGCGGGCGGGAGAATTGCGGCGGGTCGCCTACGAACGGCAGGGCGGCCGGTGCGCGGTCACCGGCGCCCCCCTCGGCAACCTCGACGGCGGGTGGCATCTACACCACAGGCGGCCGGGCAGCATGGGCGGCACGGAGCGGGCGAACCAGCAGCGGCCCGGGAACGTGCTCGGGCTGCTCGCCCGCGTCCACAATTTCGGGGCGGCCGGGCTGCTCCTCGACGGACGGGTGCGGTCAGTACACGGCAACCCGGAGTGGTCGAAACCGTTGGGGCTGCTGCTGTCGGCGTCCGTCGACGACCCGGGCTCGGTGCCGGTGCGGCTCGCCGGCCTCGGATTCGTGTTCCTCCTCGACGACGGCGGGGTGCTGCCGGTCGGTTAGGCGGTGACGGTCGGACCCGGGTACCGGCCGTTGATCGCGATATACGTCGCCGCCACGGGGACGGCGCCCCGCAGGAACACGCCGGACGCCTGAATGTTCACAGACCGGATGGCGTCATTGTTCATCGCCGGCAGAATGTGCCGGGTGCCGTTGCGGGGCGCGTAGCTGCCGGACAGGGCGCATATCTGCGTCGTCGCCCCGGCCCCGCCGTTGTACTTGGCGAGCCCGGAGACGGTGACCCACCCGTCCCGGTCGATCCAGAACCGCAGGTCCTCGTACACGCCGTCACCCCACGCCCCCCACCCGGTAGACCAGGGGGCGGCGGCCTCGGAGCGGATCGTCTCGACGAAGTCGCGGCGGGTGAGCGATTCGGACGCCGACGGCTGCGGCGACAGGGACCGGGGCTCGGTGAGGAACAAGGCGTTCGCGGTGCCGTCGGCGTTGCGGGACCACACCTCGTTTCCGTCGGCGATGAGGTGCTGCCCGGTGGACGGCCCAATCTGGAGCCCATGCCCGGTGGACACGTCGGAGGCGTCGGTCGTGGAGGTGATGCGCAGGCGGGCGACGGTGACCTCGGACGCCGGGTCGATGGTGCCGGCCGGCCCGGTCGGGCCGGTGTCGCCCGTGTCGCCTTTCGGCCCGGCCGGGCCGGTGAGCCCGGTCGGTCCGGCCGGGCCGGTTTCGCCTTGCGGGCCGGCCGGCCCCTCGGGTCCCTCGGGTCCCTGCGGTCCGGGTGTCCCGGAGCCGGTGAGGCGGCGGCGGAGGAGGCGGTCGTGCCGGTTGAGCATCTGCCCGGGTGTCTCGCGGGCCATCAGGCGAGTCCTAACGTCATCGTGACGGTTTCCGAGGTGCCCTGCCCGGCCGGCCGGATGCGGCGGCCGACGATGCGGGCGGACAGCTCGTGCGGCCGGCCGTCCGGCGGGTCGGGCCACAGCCGGTCGGCGGCCTGGAGGGTGACGGTGTCGCCGAGCCCGTAGGAGGCGAGGTCGGGTCCCCGGTCGCCGCGCACCGTGAGCCCGGTGAGCTGGACCTCCTCGGCGACGAGGGCGGCGAGTTCGGCGGCGGTGGCCCGGTCGAGGCGGGCCTGCGTGACAGGCTCCCCCGGTTTGCCGGCGGCGGTGCCCTCCAGCAGGGCGAACCCGGCCTCGACTTCGCCGGTGGTCTGCACGGAGCGGAGGAGCGTGTCGTCGTCGTCGGTGCCGACGCCGAGGAGGTCCGTGGGGATACCGGTGCCGTCCTCGGTCACGTCGTAGCCGAGGACCTCGTTCGACTGCCGCGACCCGGGGCTGCTCGTCCACACGAGGGCGCGGGAGGAGCTGGAGCCGAGGCGGGCAGCCTGGACGAGGGTGAGGGTGAACGCGCCGGACGCCTCGTCGTATCCGGGGGCGATGCGCCACTCCAGGGGGGCGGCGTCGGCGACGGCGGTCAGCTCCTCCAGGATCGTCGAGTCGTCGGCGAGGCGCACCGCGTAATCGCTCGTGGTGCCGACGGTCGTGTCGGGAAGGATCAGCCCGCCCATGCTGCCGCCGGGGACAGCGAGGGCGTCGGCGAGGATCGCCCGCTGTATGGCGGCGTCATCGTCGCCGGTGAACGTGCGGTCCTGCACGACTTTCCGGGCGCCGAGGTAGGACTCGGGGGTCGCCATCGTGAGTTTCATGCCGGTACCGGAGCGGACCCGTTTCCATACGACCCCCGCCCACAACGCCGGCCGGGACACCTCGCGGCCGGCGGCGGTGGTCACCCGCTGCGCGAACATGATGGTCCGGCGTTGCCGGGTGGCGGTCCACGGATCGGAGGCGCGGACCTCCTCGTCGAGGAGGGGCACGGTGCCGTTACCGGTGGCCGGCCCGCCGATGACCTCCTGCAAGTCGACGGCGAGGAGGGGGAGCTGCGCGAGCGGCCGGCGGGTGGCGAGGTCGCAGAACGTGTAGCGCCAGTGGATGCGCCGGTCGGGTTCGGTCACCCGCGCCAGCCCCGCGACCAGAACGCGCGGTGTGTGCGCGGCCCGACGACGGTCCCGTCGGCGTCGGCGCCGGCGACGCCGACCTGCTGCTGCGCACGACGGATGACGTGCTGCGTCTGCCCCAGGTAGTTGCCGGTGACGGGCAGCAGCGGCAGTGCCGGGGACCACGGTTCGGCGTTGAGGAACCGTTGCAGCCGGCGGACCGGCTCGGAGTTCTTCGCCCCGTAGGCGATGGGCGGCAGGTGTGAGCCGTCCAGCGCGGCCGGTGTGGGCGCCGTGGGCGGGCTCGTGGCGTACGCCGGGTGCCCGTAGCCGACGACGGCCGACGTGGACCGCCTGCGGCGCCACACGCCCCCGCCCCGGTCCTGCGAGCCGGTGACGCCGGACGTGGTGTTGCCCTCGATCGTGGTGATCGTGCCGTCCGGGTTGACGGCCTCGACGATGCCGACGTGTTGGATGCGGGCGAGGGCGTCACCGGGGAAGTCGTAGAACACGAGGTCCCCGACGCGCGGCGCCCGGTCGGCGCGGCCCTGCCTGCGATACCAGTCGTACAGGGTGGGCGTGTAGGCGGTTTTCGCGATGAGCCCGGCGGCGTCGGCCTGCCCGAACACCCACCAGCAGAACTGAGCGCACCACGCCACCCGATCCGCCCCGTACGCCCGCCCGTACGGGTTGGACCCGCCGGCGGCCTCGACGGTGCCGATCTGCGCGCGGGCCACGTCGAGGACCCGTCCGGCAGTGGTCACGGCTGCTCCGTCTCGGTGCCGGCGGGCAGGTGCTCGGGGTCCTGCGGGGGCTGCTCGGCGGGGTCGTCGGGGCGTAGCCCGTTGTCGGTGCGCCGCGCGTACTCGTCGTCGGCGGTGAGGTCCTCGGACTGCGGTCCGGTCACTGCTGCTCCTCGGTGTCGGGGCGGAGAACCCATACCTCCAGGGCGCACGACACGTCGCGGGTGTCCTGCCCCTGCGAGTCGGGTTCGGTGAAAGTGACGGGCACGACGTGCCCCTCGACCTCGTCGGGAACGGGGTCGGCGACGGCGGCGACGGTGGGGCCGTCGGTGGACAGGTCGGGGATACGGTCGCCCGGCCGCAAGTCGCGCGGATCGAGGGTCAGGTATGGCACGGGTTCTCCTCGGGTCAGGTGTCGGCGCCGCGTTGCCACAGCATGTGCAGGGTGCATCGCGCGAAATCTGAGGTTCCGACGGACTGCGTCGAACCGGAGTTCTGGAACACCTGCACGGTGACCACGTCATCGACGGACAGCCACAGCACCCCCGACGCCTCGACGCCGGCGTCGGAGGCGGACCCGAACTCGCCGGTCCCCCGGCCGATGGGCTGGACGGCGCCGTTGCGGTGGACGCGGATGCATCGGCGGCCGGCGGCGGCGGCGGCGACGGAGAACCCGGTCGTCACCCAGTAGTAGCCGGCACGCTTGCATACGACGTTGGCGCCGGACCCCCACATGCCGTGCGAGTCGTACGCCTCGGCGTCCCAGGAGATGGGCACCCACGCATTGTTGGTGAGCCCCCCGGAGGCGTCGCGGGCGAGGCGGAGGACGGGGCCGGTGATGGTGTCGAGGCGGGCCGGGTTGCTGGCCCCGGTGGGGGCGTTGACGACGAGCCCGTGCCAGAGGAACGGAACGACCTTCGCCCCGGTGGCGCCGGTGGCGGAGCGGGCCATGCCCTCGTTCGTGTCGATGATGACGTGTTGTGCGTCGTCCGGCCCAATCTGCACCGGGTGCAGGGTGGACGGTGTGCCGGAGTTGTCTGCCTCCCGCTCCTGCGCGTCGTTCGTGGCGGTGATCCGCAGGCGGGGGACTTCCAGGGCTTGCGCGTTGCCGCCGGTGGCGTCGCCGTGGACGGTGGCCGGGCCGAGGGCAACGTCCCCGTACACGCCGTCGTCGGGTTCGGTGTTGATGCCGAGCCACGCCACGCCGCCGGCGCCGTCGCGGGTCTGAATCTGGTTCGCGTCGAGGACGAGGTTCGCCGCGTTGTCGGCGCCGACCTGGAAGGGGTGCCCGGTCGAGGACAGGGACACGTCGGTCGTGTTGGCGAACCGGAGCCGGTCGACGAGCAGCGGCCCCCACGCGGCGGCGGCGGCGGACCAGCGGCGGAGTCCCCACGTCGGGTGGTCGAGGAGCTGCCCGTCGTACGCGCCGTTCTGGGCGGTCTCCCCGGCGCGGAGCGGCTGGACCCCGCCCACGGCGACCTGTTGGGGGACGATCGTCGGCGTGAACGTCACCGTCCCCGAGCCGGGGGGGACGGTGATCGTGCCGAGGGTGAGCGAGTTCGGGGGGGCGTCCGGCAGCACGGCGCCGGCGAGGACGGGTGTGCCGGGGACGACCCGAACGTCGGCGTCGTCCTCGTCCTCGTTCGGTTCGTACGCGGTGTCGCGGACGGAGACGACGAGCCGGTCCAGGCGGGACAGGGTGGCGTCGCGGGCGCCGATCGCGCGTTCGACGGCGGCGTCGTTCACGACGACGTAGTCGCCCTGCGACCCGCCCTGCGTGCCGGCGATGACCCACCGGCACGGGTTGACGGTGAGCGCCTCCGGCCCGAGGAGGGTCACCTCGCCGACGTGCCCGGCCGCGTTGGGCAGGACCCCGGAGTACGCGTGGAGCCCGCCGGCGGAGGCGGGCTGGAAGTGCACGCGGATGAGGCGGTGATCCTCGGCGGGCAGACCTTCGGGCGCGTTCTGGAGGTTGGTTGCGCGGACGGTCATAGGTTCACTTCCACGTCGAGGAGGCGGAGACGGACAGGGTCGAGGCGTCGCCGTCGGGCGCCACGTACGGCCCCTCGTGGGACAGGCGGAGCGTGTTCTCGCCGGGCACGATCAGGGGGAACGAGCCGACGAAGTCGACGAAGATCGACACGCCATTGAGCCGGACCGTCGCCGACCGGGTGTCGACGACGAGCACGTCCCCGGCGCCGAGGTCGCGGGCGATGGTGAACCGGATCCCGGTCGTGTTGTTGATGACGGAGGGGCGCTGGAGCGGCCCCCGCAGCGTGTACGTCGCCTGCGCGTCCTCGTCGCCACGGTTGTCGACGACGAGGGTCCCCTGCGAGGAGGAGTGCGTGCCGTAGGTGAACGGGTAAACGATCGGGTAGGTGAGCCCCCCGGCGGGCTCCGGTAGGCCGGTGGACAGCAGCTCGGCGGCCTGCGCGGCGTCGAACTTCCACGGGTCGGCGGCAACCATGACGAACGACCACTCGAACGACCGGTCGTCGACCCACCGGGGGCCTTTGGGTTGCCCGGTGGCGCGCAACCACAGGGACAGCTCCCCGGGCTCGTCGGGCGCCGTGTAGAGCACCGGATGCCGGGAGGAGGCGACGGCCAGCAGACGGCGCCACGCGCGGAGCGCGGCCGGCCGGTCGGGGCAGGCGGTGAACCCAGGGTCCGACGCCCCGAACGACAGGACGCGGGGGCCGTACGAGGTGTCCCCGTCGTACCCGCCGTCCCCGTACGGCCGCTCGTCGATCGGCGTCGACGCGGTCGGCGCATACCAGCCCTCCGGCTCGTCGACCCACCACTGGCAGCCCTCCTCGTCGACGGCGTTGAGGACGAGCAGCGGGTTGTCGGCCGGCCCGAACCGGGCTCGCCACTGCTCGTCGGTGAGCAGCCACGACCGTTCGGCGACGTGAAGTTCGGTCACGCGGTGCCCCCGAGGAGTGCGACGGGCCGGGTCGCCCCGGAGGAGAGCTGCCACCCGAGGTCGTTCCCGACGTGCGCGGCGAGGATCCGCTCGTCCATGCCGGGCGCCGGGTGTACGTCGATCTGCACGTTCGCCCCGCCGACGGAGGTGGAGGCGGTGCCGGTGACGCCGGGCAGGTTGCCGGAGAGGAGCCCCCGGAGCAGGTCGTCGGCGACGCGTCGCTGCTCGGGGGTGGCGACGAGTTCGTCGTCGCGGAGGAGGGCGAGACCTTCCCCGCCGTCGGCGGTGAACACGCCGCCGGAGTGGAGGCGAGGAATGTCCGGCGGGTTGACCGTCACCCCCATGATCGTGAACTCTAGGAACCCGTTCAGTCGGTCGATGACCTGTTCGTTGATGAATCCCCGGACGGCCCGGAAGATCGACCCGGCCACGTCGCCCACGAACGAGGCGGCCTTACTGATCCCGTTAACGAGTCCCCGGATCAGGTCGCCGCCGGCGTTGAGCAGCAGGGACCCGAGGTTGCCGAGGGCGGAGAGGATCTTCCCCGGCAGACCTTTCACGAAGTCGACGACTGTACCGATACCGCTTTTCACCTTGTCGACGACGGCATTAAAGGCGCCGACGACCTTATCTTTGATGGCATTAAAGGCGTCGACGGTGAATTTCTTTACCTTATCCCAATTGGCGATAATCAATGCGACGAGCCCGACGACGAGTGCGATGACCCACCCGATCGGGCCTAGGGCGATGAACCAGGCGAGGGCCATGCGGGCGGCGGCGAGGAGCGCCTGCGCGCCCATGAGCACCCATCCGGCGACGACGCGGGCCACGGTGCCGGCCATCGACGCGGCCATGATGGCGCCCTGCACCACGAACCCGGCGGCCATGACGGCGAGGGATGCGACGGTGCGGATCTGCGCGCCCAACCAGGCGGCGGCGACGACGGCGGCGTTGATGACGGCGGAGATTCCCATGCCGATCCACGCGCCGACCGTGAGCCCGGCGGACAGGATGGCGGCGAAGCTCATAGCGGCCCACCGGGCGACGATGAGCGCCGACTGTGCGACGTAGACGATGCCGGTGCCGATCGCGCCGGCGGCGGCCATTCCCCACCCGATGAGGGTCATCGTGCCGGAGGCGATGGCGGCGAACCCGAGGCGGGCGAGGGCCGGGATCAGGACGATCGTGATACCGGTCGCTATGTCCTCGATGGTGCCCTTGTGCTCCGTCAACCAGTCGGAGAATTTCGTCAGGGCGGGCATCACGTTGTCCTCGACATACCCCCGGATGGTGTCTAGGGCGGGGGCGAGGTTGTCCTCCAGCCATGTTGCGACGGCCTCGATGGCCGGGCGGAGGTTGTCGCCGATCCACGTCGCGGCGCCCTGGATAGCGGGGATGAAAGTCGACGTGAGGACGGAGGCGATCGTCTCGATGATCGGGACGACGACCCCGCCGATGATGTCGACGAACGCGGTCTGTGCGGTCCTCCAGAACGTCGTGAGGTTCGTCGAGGCGTTGTCGTTGAGGGTGGTCCCCAGGTTGCCAACGGCGCCCTCGACCTGCCCGAGCCCCTCGACGGCGGTCGACGGGTCCATCTGGAGGATCGCGTCGCCGAGGTCCTCGTACTGCGTGCCGACGAGTTCGGCGGCGGCGGCGGAGCGGAGCGCCGGGTCCTCGGTGTTGCGGAGCGCGTCGAGGACGCTGTCGAGGGCGGCGGACGCGGCCGGCCCACCCTCCTGCATGGCGGCGAAGTAGTTGTCGGCGTTGAGCCCGAGGGAGCCGAGCGCCTCGGCGGCGCCCTCCCCCGCCTCCCGGCCGATGATGCCCATCTCCCGCAGCGCGTCGGCCGCAAAATCCGCGTTGGGGATGCCGGCGGCAAGCGCCTGATTGATGAGCCCCACCGACTGCGAGCCGTTGAGTCCTAGCTCGGAGAATGTGGAGCCGTACTCGCCGACCACGTCGAGGAGGTCCCCGCCCCGGTCGGCGCCCTCTTGGAATCCTCGGGTGAGTACGTCGAGCGCCTCCTCGGCGTTCGCGGCGAGCCCGGTTTGGATCATGCGGCCGACGGCGGCGGAGGTGGCACCTACATCCTGTTCCATCGCCGTGGACAGGTCGAGGACGGAGCCGGTGACGGCCTGGAGGTCGGCGGAGGAGGCGTCGGCCATGCCGCCGACGTTCTGCACGACGGAGCGGAGGGCGTCGTTCACGGCGCCGAGGGAATCCCCGTAGGCGTTGGCGTACAGGTCGCCGGCGACCTGCCCGTACCGCTCGGATTCGGCGCCGGACGCTCCGAGCTGCGCGGCGAGTTTGTCGCCGAGGGCGGCCTCCTCCAGGGCGGCGGCGAACCCGCCGGCGACGACCGCCCCGGCGGCGGCGATCCCGGCCGCCATCTTCGTCGAGAACGCGTCGGCGCCGGACTCCCCGGCTGCTTCCATCGCCGCCGAGACCTTGGGTTCGATTTCCCGCTGTATCTCGGCCTTGTCGGCGTCGCCCCGGATACGGACCGCTGCCTCGCCGATGACGACCGCCACGCGCTACCCCCCTGATCGTCCGGCCGGCCCCCCGGCCTCCTGCGCCCGGCGCATCGCCCGTTGCTGCGCCGGTGTCCTGCCCCACGTCGCGGCGCGGGCATCCCGGTCGGACCGGTCGGCGCGGCCGGCCCGGGTGGGGAACGTGAACGAGGCGAGTTGCTCGTCCAGCTCCCCGCGCCGTTCGGTGTTGTCCTCGTCTTCCTCCAGTAGGAGGCAGTACAGCAGGTCGAACGCCAGAGTTGCGGGCAGCTCCAGGAACGACCGGGCGCCGGCGGTGAGGGTCAGCGGCGCGAGCTTCCCTTCGACGTACGACCGGTTCGTGACTGCCCACGCCGCGAGGACGTGGGCTTCCGGGTAGGGCGCTTGACCGCATCCCCGGTGATCCACTCCGACAGTTCGGTGAGGGCGGCGAGCTGGACGCGGTGCCGGGGCGAGTTCATGACGAACTCGAACCGGCGGCGGGAGGAGCCGTCGTCGAACACGTCGAACTCGCCGATCGCCTGCCGCAGCTCGGTCGCGGTGAGCAACGTCCCGTCGTGCCACTCGTAGCGGGGCTCGGCGTCCTCGGGGGGCTCGGGTGCGACCTCGCCCTGCTCCTCGTCCTCGCTCGGCATCCACTCGACCGGCTCGCCGTCGGAATCCTCGACGAACAGGACGACCTCGCCGTCGTCGTCGGTGACAGGTCCGTCGGGGAACCTCCAGTCCGCCGATACCCCGTCGTCGTCGCGGAGGCTCGTCCGCAGGAGGACGGCGGTCGCGTTCGCCTGCTGGACCTCGGTGCGGGCGTTCATCATGCCGAGGATGGCGCCGGCGTCGGCGTCGAAGTAAGCATCGAACTCCTCGACGAACCGGTCGGAGTCGGTCTCAACCTCGATCCCGAACCGGCGGAATCGGCGGTCGGCGAGCGCGGCCGGGCGTTGCCCGAACACGGGGAGACCGGGAGGGGCCTCGGGGGACGCGGGGGTGTCGGTGTCTGCCACACCGGGGAGGTTAGTACCCCCCCGGTGATGAGTTGCGGCGACCGCTCGGTTCCGAGCGGTTCACCCGTTCGGGGGACGCGACACGACACGCGGCGCGGCGGTACTTGCCCCTCCCTCAATACCCGTGTACAAATCTCTTATGCGCATCGCGACCCCCACCGCCCGCCGTTCCCTGACCCACGCCCTCCAGCCCGCCGGCACCCGCGCCGCATGCGGCCGGAACCTTCCGACCGCTACCGTCCGGGAGACCGACGGCACCCGCGCCGACCTCTGCCTCTATGTCACCTGCGGTGCCTGCCGCGACCGCCTCAACCTCGACACGACGGGTAAGGGTCAGCGGTAACCGAACCCGCCCGGCCGCTCCGGGCGTAACAAATCGAGCGGGGGGACTGGCCGCCCCCGAGACTAGCGGCCCTCACTCTTACGGGGGGGCATAGTGCCCCCCGGGTAAAGTTCCCACGCCTAGGAGCCGATGTGTCATTCATGAGCAACCGCCCCCGTATCACTGCCGCCGCGATCCGCGACGCCGCGACCCGCCTCGCCGGGACGGTCGTCCTCGACCTCGCCGACCTGTCCGTCGGGCCGGCCCTGTACCTGCCCCGCCTGGAGGCGTTCGCGTCGATCGACGGCGAGGACCTCGGCGTCGACGACGGGACCCTCGTCGTCCTCGTGTTCCCCGGCGAGGCGCGGGACCTGATCGAGGAGCACGGCACGCCCGGCCGGGCGGCCGAGGTCCGTACCCGCGAGCTTCGCGCGGCCGGTGTGCTGTGAGCGTCCTCGCCGAGGTCGTGGACCTCGCCGCCGTCCGGGGCGCGCACGCCCGCGCCATCCCCGTCGAGCAGTACGTCGCCCCCCTCACGCTCGACGAGATTGACGCCGAGGTCGAGGCGATCCGCGCCGAACTCGTCCGCCCGTTGCAGCGCCTCGCCCGGTTGCGGGCGGCCGGCGCGCATCTCACGGCCGGATTCTCGACGTGGCATGAGGCGGTCGAGGCGTGGCTCGGGGACCTCCAGTCGCTCCGCCTCCAGGGCTCCCCGGAGGCGGTCGCCGAACGTGAGGCGCTCGTGTGGTCGATCCGGGAGACCGGGGCGGCGACGCGGGCGATCCGGGAGCGGCTCGGCGTGTCCGCGTACGCGGTGAACGAGGCGCTGCGGAAGCTCGACCCGGCGCCGGAGCGAGTGGAGGGCGCCGACGGCCGGTCCCGGTCGTCGAGGACGGGCCGGCAGCAGCCGGTCGAGGTGCTGCCGGCGCCGACGGGCCGCGTGTGGCAGGTGGCGGCGGAGTGGCTGCGTCGCCACCCGGGCGGGTTGACGCTCGTGGAGTTGGCGCGGGTAGCGGGCTGGACGGAGGGCAAGGCGTCCGGCGCCCTGTCCGACCTTGTGCGGGTGCGCGGGTTGGCGGTCCGCACGGAGGAGCGGCGGGACGGGCAGCGTGTCCACGTTCACGCGGTCGCCGGGGAGGTGACGGCGTGACCGTGGAGCAGCCCCGGGACGCCCTCGGGCAGTTCGCGTCGCGGGAGTGCCCGACGACGTACCGGCTCCTCGCCTCCGTGCGGCCCGTGGACGAGCCCCGGGCGCGTCCGGGCGGCGGGTGGTCGGTGGAGGCGCCGAGGTGCCCTCACGGGCATTTCGCGCGGTGGGCGGCGGTGAACTGCCGGCCGTGCCGTTAGGGTCGTCGGCGGCGAGCCGGACGCGGCCGGGGGTGGCCCACTACTGCCCGAACGATGCGACCGGGGGACCGCGCCCGATGCGGCCGAGGACCCGAGCCCGGGAGGAAGGGGCTCGGGTCCTCGCGCGTCACCGGTCGATCACCTACAGTGACGCCCTATGTCCTCGCGTCCCCCGCTGCCCGAGACCGTCCTCGTCCCCCGCATCGAAATGCCCCCGACAGCCCGTCCAGACGCCCGGAGGCGGCCTCGCGGCCCGTGGTGGCTACCCACGGCGGGGGAGGCGGCGGTCGGGCTGTTGTACGTCGCGTGCGGGTTCGTGATGGTGCTCGTGTTCGTGGCGATGCTCGGCAACTAGCGGCCGGCTAGGCGGAGGTTGTCGGTCAGGAACGGGTTACCGCGCCACGTCGGCGTGCCGTCATGGTGGAACAGGGCGTACCGGACGCCCTCCGTCACAACGTCCACGTACGGCCCGCGAGCGTCCACGCCGGGCCGTTTTACAATACTGCGCTCCAGGCGGCGGGTTTTCTTGCCGACCTGCCGGCGGGCGCCGGCCTGCACGTTGCCGGCCCGTCGGGTCAGGTCGGCGACGACCGGCCCCCCGCCGGAGCGCACGTACTTACGGAGGGCGTCGGGGTCGACGACGGCGTACGTGTCGGCGGATACCCGCACGCCGACACCACTTTTGCGGGCCACGAGGGGGCTCCTGTCACATGAGGGGGACGACGACGCCGACGGCGACGCCGGCCACGTTCCCCGACGGCCCGAGGGTGACCGCGTCCGCGAGGTCGACCCGCGCCTCCCCCACGTTCTCGCGGGTCAGATACCCGCCGGTGGCGGCCTCGGCGACGGCGCGGGTCAGGTGGTCGAGGTCGAGCCCGATCGCGTACCCGTGCCGGTCCAGGTCGTCGCGGGAGGGCAGGGTGCGGAGCTGCCCGAGCCCCGGCGCGGGGCGGACGACCTGTACCTCCAGGATGACGGAGCGGATCTTCTGGCCCCGGTTGACGCCGTTCGTGCGCGGAACCCGCACGGGCGGGGACGGTGCGGCCGGGTCGAGGGCGCGGATGGTGCGTTCGTAGGCGACGTGCACCTGCCCGGCGTCCACGTCCCATGCGATGACGCGCGGCTCCCCACCGGCCACGAACCGGCGGGCCGGCAGGGGAACGGGCGCGTCGAGGTCATCGGGGTCGGCGTGCTCGGCGTAGTAGGCGGCGACCCGGTCGAGCAGGGCACGCGCGACGGCGGCAGGCGTCGGCGGCCCGTGCCCGACCGGGAGCGCCACGGTCAGGACTCCGAGGAGCCCGAGGACTGCTGCTCGTCGACCTGCCGGACGGCGGTGGAGGAGCGGAACAGTGCGACGGCCCCGTCCTTCGTGGTGCCACCCTCGGTGGGGTTGTCGCCGGAGGTGGGGCCGGTGAGGTAGTCGGCGGGGTCGCTGGACAGTTCGGTCCGGTTCGGTTCGGTGGGCATCGTCACTCCTGGGTCGTGGTCGTGGTGTCACCGGCGCCGGCGGCGTCGGTGGTCTGCGCGCCCTCAGCGCCGATCTCGACGGTGCCGGCGGGGGGCGTGAACGCGGCGGGGGCGCCCTCGGGGGACCCGTCCGTCGCCGTCGCGGTGGGGGCGGTGGGGAGCTGCCGGTCGGCGACCGCCGCGACCGGGGCGGCCGGCGGGGTCTCCTCGGGCTGCTCCCCGTAGGCGTCGAGGAGGCGGCCGATCTTCTCGCCCTTGCGGCCGGCGATGGTGAGGTGCTGCTCCGGGTGGTCGTCGTTCCACTCGCGGAGCAGGTCGTCGAGTTCGTCGACGGTAAGCGCGTTCAGCTCGTCGTACGTGGTGGCCTTGCCGGCGGCGGGCCGTTCGGCGTCGACGGAGCCCTCGGCGAACCGCTCGCGGATCACGTCGTCGGAGTTGGCGGACACGAACCGGCCGAACTCTGTCCGGCCGGCCGCGTCGGCGGAGTTGTACTCGTCGGCGAGGCGGTCGACGGTGTCCTCGTCGAGCCCGGTGCGGGTGAGGCGTTCGCGGGGGAACGCGGGTGTCCGGGCGGCGGGGAACGGTGCGTACGGGTCGGTCACGGGACCTCCTCGGTCGGGAGCGGGTAGTACTTGGCGTCGGTGTCAGGAGACCACGACGAGGAGGGCCGGCGGGATCCGAACGGGTTGGTCGAGGCGATCCACAGGTCCACGGGTGCGAGGCCGGTGTGCCCGGCGGCGATGAGCGTCGACGCGGCCTGCTGCGTGAACGTGACGCCCTGCCGGACGATCTGCGTCACCGTGCCCGGCAGGGTGGACGTGTCGGGGTCGAGGCGGGCTCGGGCGAGGGCGTCGGCGAGGTGTGCGGCGTGCAGCCGGCCGGCGTCGCCCGCGTCCCGCCCGAACCGGTACCGCAGGCGGAGGGGGCTGGACGCGGTCGGCAGGCGGGCGGCGGTGCCGGGCGCGGCCTCCAGGTACCCGCCCCGGGCGATGCGGTAGTCGGCCGGGTCGAGCGGGTCACCGGCGGCGGTGCGGACGGCGAGCAGCTCGGCGACGGGCCGGTTCGGGAGGCGGACGGCGCGCGGCCCCCGGCACGGGTCGCCCCCGCAGGAGGGGGCCGCGTATAGCTCGACGGCCCGCTCGCGGAGCCCCGCGTACCGGCGGCCGGTGAGCGCATACAGGACTCCGGTCGCGGCGTCGAGGTAGGTCTGCCACTCGTCGTCGCCGCCGGGGAGGGTGGGGCGGTCGGCGGGCAGGTCGTCGACGGCCGCCCACGCTGCGAGGGCCACCGGTTACGGCGCCGGGACAGCGACGAGCCCGTTCGTGGAGAGGTCGGGCATGGTGGCGACCCGGATCCACTGGAACACGCGGGACGACTCATACTCCCAATCGTCGAACGCGCCGGTCCCGTAGTTGGGGTTCTGCTGCCCGGTGCCCTCATAGGACACGGCGACCGGGTCGCCGCCGATCGAACGGGTTCCGGTCTCCCGCAGCTTTTCGCGGGGCAGCAGCCACCGGACGTAGGGGAACGCGTCGTCGACGCCGTCGTCGTGGACGGCGGAGGACCACAATTCGATGGCGACCCCGTTCCCGGAGACGACGGAGCCGACCTCGGGGGCGGCGTAGCCGAGGGCGTCCCCGTCGGCGTCGACGAGGACCGTCCCTGAGTTGAGGAACTCTTCTAGTTCCGGGTCGGGGTAGCACAGCTCTAGGGCGTCGATGGTGAGCCCCCGCACGGTGTCGGGCGCCTTGTAGTACAGGCACGCGCGGCCGGCGCCGTTGAGTCGCTCCTTCTCCTCGCCTTCCCTGTAATTCATCGTGAAATCAAGCTTGACGAGGTTGTCGGTGACGTACGCGTTGTCGGCGCCGACGAGGGCGGCGCCGGTCGGCCCGAGGCGGACGACGCGCATTCCGAGGGCGAACACGGAGCCGGTCTTTGTGCGGGTTGCCACGGTGGGAACTCCTCGGGTCAGGCGGTGAGGTCGACGGGGATGGCGAAGTGCGCGGAGCGGTCGAAGGTGGCGGCGACGACCTTCGTCCCGCGTAGGTTGAGCGTGTTCGTGCGGGTGTCGACGGCGCCCTGTCCGACGCCGACCCGGTCCAGAGGGGAACGGCGGACGACGACGGGTCCGGTGGCGTACAGCCATCCGACGCCGGCGGCGGCGTCCTCCCCGTCGGGTGGGGTGCCCGGGTATCCGGCGTCGGCGACGACGAGGTTCCCGACACGGGTCGTGAGCAGATTCCCGTCGCGGGTCAGGTCGGGGAGGAACGGCTCCAGGGTGCGGGAGGCGTGGAGGTACACCTGCTGCCCGTGCAGGGCTTCCCCGGCGGCCTGCTGGAGCAGCCCGAGCGCCAGTTTCGGTGCGGCCGGCGTGCCGGCGTTGAGGATGGTCGGGCCGTCGACGAGGGACAGGTTCGCGGCGTCCACGTCGCCGGCGTCGTAGGCGGCGCGGGTCAGGTCCCCGTTCCACAATTCACGGGCGATGGCGTAGGACTCGACGGCCTCGACGGCCCGGTCGAGTTCGGCGGCGAGCTGGACCTCGTCGAGCCCGAACGTGGAGTGACACGGGTGGACGATCTGGAGGTCCCACGGCCGGTAGGTGACGACCGGCGTCGGGCCGTCGGCGCCGAGGTCCTCGTACTCCTCGTCGGTGCAGGCGGCGAACGCCCGGTACCCGCCCGGCGATTCGGGTGCGTACGTGAGACCCCGCTCCCACCCGGGCTCGTCGAGGGTGGTCACGGCGGCGCGGATCAGGGAGTGGACGGGGATGGTCGCCCTCGGGGCGGCGACGACGGTCAGCACAGCGGCTCCTCGCGGTCAGGGTGGGGACCGGTCACCCCTCCCCGCCCGGGTCGGTCGGGCGGGGAGGGGGGATCAGGTCAGGCGGCGAGGAGTGCGGCGGTGTCGCGGGTGCCGGACACCATGCCGAGCGGCCGGGTCGTGATGACGCCCCGGATGGCCTCGACGCCCCGGTGTGCCACGCCCTCCCACGACTCGGAGAACGTCTTGTACTCGTTGCGCTGGTTCAGCGTGGAGTCGCGGACGACGCCGAGGTCGAGGGTTCCGCCGTCGAGGTGCAGCATGTCGCCCTCGACCCACAGGTTGGCCTCGATCTTGGCGGGGAACGCGGCCACGGCGCCGGCGGGGGTGAACGCCCCGTACGCCTGCGCGGGGATACCGCCGGTGGGGATGACGCCGGCGGCGGCGGCGCGGGCCGGCAGCCCGTCCAGGTGCCATGTGATGTTGACGCCCCGGCGCTGGAACCACCCGTTGATGGTGGCGTCGGCGACGTTGAGCGCCTCCAGCTCCCCGGCCATGCCCCGCGTGAGGTCGGCGCGGAGCAGGTCGCGGACCCACTGCGGCAGCACCATGCGGAGGGCGACGGCGTCGTCGAGGCGGTAGAACGACCGGTACTGCGCGAGCAGGTGGTCGAGGAATGTCAGCAGGTCGCGGGTCGCCCCGAGGACCTCCCCGCCGGTGACGGTGGTCGACAGTGCGCCGAGCTGCGCGAGCAGCCGGTTCTCGGCGATGCGGGCGTGCGCGATCTGCGCGGCGGTGATGTTGGCGGCGGTGCCTTCCGGGTCGAACCGGGCGGAGGCGTTGCGGAACAGCAGGCACAAGGTGATGGCCTCGACGTACGCCTCGACCTCGCCGGGGCACAGCACCTCTAGGCATGGCTTCGTCGGCCCGGAGTACACGCCGTCGACGGTGTTCGCCGGGTCGCCGGCCTCCTCGTCGTCGGCGAGGGTCCAGAATCCGACGGCGCCGGCGAGGTCACCGAACGACAGGTGCTCGCGCCAGCGGACGCCGCCACGCTCGGCGCCGAAGTTCGCGAGCGCGTCCCGGATGGGCCGGGCGGTGGAGCCGAGGACGGGCACGTCGTACAGGGACTCGATGGGTCCGCACAGCCCGCCGGCGGCGACGATGGCGCCGTTCGACGCGGCGTACTCGCCGGCGGCGCGGAGCGCGTCCCGGGAGGTGGCGGCGGCCACGATGGGCGTGTTCCGGTCGACGGAGTTCTCGCGGAGCATGCGCTCCTCGGGGAACGAGGTCCGGATGGTGGCGACGGGGACGTGCTCCCCGTCGGCGCCGGTGCCGTGTCCTCGGCGGATCGAGTCGATGCGCAGACCGAACGCGTCGCCGAGCTGCCGGGCGGATTCGATCACCCCACCGGAGTCGAGGCCGACGGCCTGGAGTCCGGCGGCGGCGACGAGTGCGTTCGACGCGCGGGGCGCCGTGTAGGCGGGTGCCTGCCCGGTACGGGAGGCGGGGGCGGTGCCGGAGCCCATGCCGCCGGAGGCGCCGGGGCGGGGGAGGGTGGTCGCGCGGCGGCGGGTGCCGGAGGCGGCGACCGGTTCGGGCTGCTGCTGCTGCGCGGGCTCGGCGGGTTCCTCGTCGGTGTTGCTGTCGCCGGTGTTGTCGCCGTCCTCGTCGTTCTCCTCGTCCTCCGGGCCGTCGGCGGGCCGCTGGAGGCGCTGGAGGGCGGCGGAGGCGGCGTCGCGGCGGGCGGTCTCCTCCTCCTCGATCTGCTGGAGCCGGCCCTCGGCGACCTCGACGGCGTCGCCGAGGGAGGTGATCCGCTCGATCGTCTCGGAGGTGACGGTGGCAACGTCGATGCCCTCGGCCTCGGCGCGGGCGGCCTCGACGACGGCGTCGAGGGCCTCGGCGTCGAGGGTGCCGAGGTACTCCTCGATCTGCTGCCGGGTGAGGGGCTCGGCGCCGTCGGGCACGTCGAGGAAGGCGAGTGGCGACTCGGGGGCGTCGGCGACGAGCGCCAGCAGCAGACCGGAGTCGCTCCAGCGGGCGCGGGCGTTCGGGCGGTTCGGGCGGTGTGACACGGGTTGCCCCCTCCAGGGGATCGCGGACAGGACGGACGGTGCGTCGTCTCTGCGAGCGGTACCCCTCGCGCCCTATGGGCGGGGGGCGGGGGAGCGGGCCACTAGGTAGCGCGACGCCCCCCTGCTCGTACGGACGGACCGTAGAACAGGGGGGCGGGTGCGCGTGCGGAGTTGCGGCGGATCAGCGGCGGGGCGGTCCCCACGAGCGGGCGTCGACGAGTTGCTCGCGGACTTTCCGGACCGCCCGGTCGAGGGCGGCGCGTTCGCGGCCGGTGCGCTCGCCGTGCCCCTCGGCGCGGTCGTCGAGGTTCTCTCGGCGCTCGGCGATCGCGGAGGCGAGGGCGTGCCACTCGTTCGCCGTGAGCGATGCGCTCACCGGTCGGCCCATGCGTCGGCGTCCTCGTCGAGGGCACGCTCGACCTCGCACGTCGAGCAGTCGCAGTCGTCCTCGCAGTCGTCGCCCTCGACCGCGCCGCACTCGTCACACCGGTCGGGGCCGGCGACGGCGGAGTCGTCGGGTGTCGCCCGGTGCGAGTGACTCGTGCCGGTCATGTGCCACCATCCGGTGCCCTCACAGCGCTTAATGGTGGCGGCGCACACGCCGCAGGTGGACAGGCGGGCGGTCATCAGTACCCCCGGAAGGCGTTGGGCGGGCGGTGGCTGCTCGGGCGCTTGACGACGGTCTCCCGGGCGAGGCGAAGCTCCTCGACGTAGTGCCCGTGGAGGGCGGCGGCGACGTGGTGCCGAACGTCGTCGCGGACGCGGGCCGGGTCGACGCCGTATTCGGCGGCCCACGCCTCCTCGTCAATATCGAGGGACAGGGTCAGGGCGACGCGCATCAGTCAGACCTCCAGGGCGAGGGGGGCGACGGTGATCGAGTCGACGCGGAGCAGTTCGACGCCGTACTCGGCGACGAGGTCGAGCTGCTGCCCGTCCTCCTCGACCGAGGTCGGGATAAGGGCGAGCTGCTGCCCGTCGGCGAGGCGGCGGGGGCGGGTGGAGCGGGACACGGGGACCTCCAGGCGTGGGAACGGGGCGGGGGCGCCGGGTCAGGGGCGCCCCCGGGGGGATCAGACGAAGTCAGGGTGTCCGGCGGCGTGCTTGGCGCCCTCGGCCTGCGCCTTGCCCTTGGCGACCTTGACGGCGGCGGGGAGGTAGGCGAACCGGACGCCGAGGTAACCGCAGGAGCAGACGGCCCGCATGGCCTTGCCTCCGCCGTTGCAGACGACGATGGTGCGGACGGTGTGGGCGGCGGGGGTGCTCGTCGTGTTCATGGGATGAATATATACACGGGTATTACCCGGGGGGAAGTACCTCGGGGGCGTGTCGTGTTTTTCTCACCCGAACGGGTCGCCCGGCCGGGTGAGGAGCCGGGCCTCCAGCTCCGGCCGGCACACCGGGCAGGCGCGACGATGCCCCCGCGCCTTTAGTTGCCTCTCCCGGGTGCGGTCACCGGTCCAGGTGCGGGCCAGGCGCCACCCGATACCGGCTTTCGCAACATGCCGGGGCAGGTTCGCGCCGGTGCCGGCCGCGTGGTGCGCGAGCCGGTTCCCGAGGTTGCCGGGGCTGGCCCACCCGAGGTAGTGGAGGGCGTGCCCGAACGGCTCGTCGAAGTGGAGCAGGTAGATCGTGCCGGGCCACCCGCGTTCGACGACGAGCGGGTTCTCGATGACCTGCCCCGGTATGTCGGGCCGGAGGTCCGGGCCGGGTTGCCCGAGGGGCGGGTGACCGGCGCCGTTGCAGCGGAGCCCGTGCCACTCCCCGCCCGTGCGGACGCCGTGGTGCCACACGAGCCCGCGCCGGGTCTGCGCGCACGAGCGGCGGCAGACCCGGCAGCGGACCCGGGTCACGGCCGGCGGACCGGGTGCAGAGTCCACCCGGCGTCGTCGAGCAGCTCGACGAGGAGGTGCGCCTCGCCGGCGATCTTCCCCTGCCGCTCGTCGACCTCGACGAGCACGTCGTCGAGCGCCTCGATCCGTTCGGCGCGGTCGACCTCGGACTCCTCGACGATGCCGGCGGCGACGCGGAGCCGCTGGACCTCCTCGACGAGCTGCCGGACGAGGTCCTCGTCGGAGACGAGGCAGCGGGGCTCGTCGCCGTCGTCGTGGGCGAGGGTGAGACAGGCGAGTTCCCGGGTCGTCCCGGAGATGACGCTCACAGCTCGACAACCTGTTCGGTCACGGTCGCGAGGTACCCGTGCTCGCGCATGCGGCGGAGGAGGCGGGCGTCGTCGGGCCACTCCGAGGAGGGGCCGAGCCCGTACCGGAGCCCGTCCTCGGCGTCCCACGCGTCGCGGGCGGCGGCGGCGAGGTGCTCGTCGGCCTTGCGCCGGTTCGCGAACAGGGCGAACACGAGGGGGGCGGCCGGGTGCGGCTGCCCGTCGACGGTGAGGGCGGCGCCGTTGCGGTTCGCGAGGGTCACGGCGTAGACGGTGGCGATCACGCGTCGAGCCCGGCGAGGTCGCGCCACGCGGCGGCGTTGGCGCGGAGGGTGGCGGCGTAGGCGGGTTCGGTGCGGTCGGCGGCGCGGGCCTGCCGGTCGCATCGGGTCGCGGCGAGCGCGGCCCGTTGGGTGCGGGTCATGGGTCCTCCTGTAGGCGTGGGAGTGTGCCCCCCCTTTATACACGGGGAACTCTAGTCGTGGGGGATGACATTCCGGGGAGAGGCAGGCGACGCGGGTCGAGGGGTGAGGCTCGACCCGCGTCGCCACCGGGGCGGGGCGCCTGCACTGGCCTGCGGCAGCTCCCGGGCCGGGTACTTGTGCGACACGTCGTACGGGTCGCCGTGCCGGATGGTAGCGCCGAGCATGAGCGCGGCCGGCAACCCGACGACGAGCAGCGGGGCGGCGGCGAGGACCGGGTGCGCGCCCCACAGCAGGGCGGCCAGCAGCCCGGCGGCGAGGAGTGCGGCGGCGTTGCCTCTCACGCCGGGATCCGCGTCGACGGGGCGTACAGCGGCCCGGCGATGACGGGGGCGGGCGCGTACCGGTCGGCGAGGACGGCGAGGGCGTCGTCGTCGACGTACGCGAACCGGCAACGCACCGGCTCCGACCCGCCCTCGGCGAGCACGTAGCCGACGCCGGGCAGCTCGGGGGCGATCTGCTCCGTGCGGGCGCCCCGGGCTCGGGCGCCGGCGCCGAGGATGAGGTCGCCGACGGGTTCGACGGTGCGCAGCCCGACCCGGTAGGAGATGAGGTCGCGGACGCCGAGGGTCTCTTTGCGGGGGTCCTGGGTGGCGACGACGACGGACACGGCGGCGGCCCGCCCTTGGGACAGGAGCAGGGACAGGGCGTTCTCGACGCGGGTGCGGATGGCGGGCGGGGCGTACGCGGTGATCGCCGACACCTCGTCGACGATGACGAGGACCAGGGGTTCGGCGGCGGTCGGCGTGTGTGTGCGGACCGGGCCGCCGGGGCGGCGCGGGTTCCGCATGGCGAGGAGGCGGGTTTGCATGGCGGCGACGGCCTCGTCGAGGAGGTCGGCGATCGAGGTCTGCCACGGTGCCCCGCCGGCGGCCTGCCCCCCATACACGAACCGGTCGAACAGTGGCGCCCCGCCGGACAGTTCGGCCCCGCCCTTGGGGTCGACGGCCCACACGGACACGAGCCCGGCGCGGATGGCCGGCCCGAGCCCGGCGAGGAGGGACCAGACGACGGAGCCTTTTCCGGCGCCGGTGACGCCGGCGACGAGGAGGTGTGAGCCGAGGACGGGGAGGGTCAACGCGTGCCCGTCCTCCCGGACACCGACGGGCACTGCGCGGAGGTCGACCTCCTCGGACACCGGGGGGACGGGCACGGGTTGGTCGAGGGGGTCGCGGACGAGGCACAGCAGGTCCACCTCGTGGGGGCGGCCGGGCACGGCGCGGGCTCGCGCGTCGAGGACGCCGAACGACTGCGCGAGCCGGTCCCCGGCTTGGCTCCAGTCGACGACGGTCTGCCCCGGCAGCATGCGGACCCGGACCCGGTCGACCTCGCGGGTCGAGGTGACGGCGAGCAGGTCGGGCAGGTGCTCGCGTTTGCCTCGGATGGTGAGCCCGGCGGTCGAGGTGGCGGGCTGCCAGCGGCGCCGGTAGACGAGCGCCCGGCGGGTGCGTGCGCGGCAGCGTTGCCACACCCACCGGTCGAACCCGGGCGGGGAGGTCACTCTCCAGGCGACGAGAATCGTCACGACCGTTATTGCGCCTGCGGCGAACGGTGTCCACCCGTACCGGACGTGCGTCCAGGCGACGGCGGCGTGCCCGCCGAGGACGGCCACCCGGCGTGGCCGGCGGAGCAGCCACCCGAGCAGCCGCAGCAGCCACCCGAGCACCCACGCGAGGAGGAACAGCCCGGCGAACCGGCGGGCGAACCGCTGGAGACTCCAGTCGACGACCCGCTGCCCGAGGGATGGGCGGAGCGAGTCGCCGAGGAGCCTCACGGGGGGGACAGTAGCCCCCCGCCCTAGAGGTCAGGCGGTGAGTTCGACGGTTGCCGGCTGGACGGTCGACCCGTTCCACACCCCGTCGAGGGTGAGCGGCTGCTCGGTCGTCCCGTTCCACAGTGACCACGCCTCGGTGGGCGGCGTGTAGTCGGCGACGGTGATGGCGTAGCGGTCCTGCACGTAGGAATGCCAGACGGCCCGTTCGGCGACGGTGAGCGGGTGATCCCAGATGCAGAACTCCCACATGCGCGCGGGTAGACAGTTGCTGCTGCCTGAGTTGGACAGGAACAGCCGGAAAGTGGCGGCGGCGCCCGTGTTCGGGGGCAGGTCGGTGGTCGCGGCGGTCGCACCGTCGCTGGTGCCGTTGTGGAACACCTCCGTCGTGAACCTGTCGGCGGCGGCGGTGATGACGTTGGGGACACCTGTGCTGATCGCGTCGCGGGTGTCGCTCCCGGCGGCGGCGCCGCCTTCCCGGTAGTTGGTGAGGCTGACGCTGGTCGTCGTGGGCACGTTCAGGATGAATCGGCGCGCCGCGACGGTGGCGCTGTAGACGGATGCGATGCCGCGCGGCGTGGTGCCGCTGGTGCGCTTCCACACGACGCCGACCGTGTAGTCGTCGGGCATGTCGAGGGAACCGGCCAGGGACACCCCCGACGTGGCGGTCGTGCTGACACAGGGGATGCCGTTGCCCTCACCGGCCGTGGTGGTGCGGACCGGTGCGCTCGCGGCGGGGGACGAGGGGGCGAGCGACTGTCCGGCCACCCGGTCGACCCACGTCGGGATGGTGTCCCCGTCGGCCTTGCCCGCCGTGGGGTCGTCGGACCGCCACCAGCGGAACAGGCCCGGAACGTCGGCGGGGGTGCGGGTCATGCCGTGCGCAGGATGACGGTGCCGGCGGGGGTGCCGCCCGGCACGGCCGCCCCGGCGGCGAGGACGAGGAGCGGTTTCCCGGTCAGGTCGGCGTAGGCGCCGGTCGTGGCGACCGTGGCAAGTCCGGTGACCGTGGAGGCGGCCTGGGTGCCGGTGTGGTTGGCGCGGGCCTTCGCCGCCGTGTCCCCGGTGTCGACGTAGTCCTTGCGGGTGAGTTCGGATGCCTGTGCGGGCGGAGTTGCCGTAACAGTCATCCGTTGAGCGGCGATTGCCGCGCCTCCTGCGGACCGGCGGACGAGGGTGTCGCTCGTTGCGCTGCTGGTTGCCCCGTCGAGGAGGGTGCGTAGGGCGGCGGGCAGCGTCTTGTTCGTGGTGCCGTCGGTGATGGTGTCCGCGTCCTGGGTGCCGGTGTGCGTGGCCCGGTCCCGCAGGGCGGCGTCGGTGGCGTTGGCGGTGGCCGAGGTCGTGATGGTGATGGTGTCGGCAGCGTCGTTGACGAGTACCGAGATGTTGCCGAGGCCGACCATCGCCGCGCCGATGGTGTCCCGGATGGTTTCCGGGTCGATCGTCTGCCCGGTCCAGTCGATGGTGAGCGTGCCGGCCGCGTCGTCGTAAGAAATGTCGAGGTCGGCGCCGACGGCCTGCAACATGCCGCCGACGGTGTCCTCGATGTACTCGCGGAGGTCGGTGATGCTCGCCGTCGTCTGTACGCCGGTGTGCGTCTCCCGGTCGCGGAGGGCGGCGTCGGTGGCGTTGGCGGTGGCCCCGGCGGCGACCCCGGCGAGCTTGGTGCGCTCCTCCGGGGTGATGTAGCCGGGGGTGAGGGCGTCGAGGGCGTCGGCGAGTTCGTCGTCGTCGACGTAGCCGGACAGGTCGACGGGCGGTATGGCGGCGATCGCCGCGTCGAGTTGCTCGTCGGTCACATGCCCGGACAGGTCGACGCCGGGTATGGCGGCGATCGCGGCGGCGAGCTCCTCGTCGGTCACGTACTCGTCGTGCGCGTGCCCCTCGGGGGCGGCGGGGGCGCCGCCGGTCGCCGGCTCCAGGGTGTCGAAGTCGACCTCGTCCGGGTCTTCGTCGGCGACGAGGAACGTCCGGTCCCGGGGGCCGCCCGGGACGCGGTCCGTCCAGCGCATCCGGTACAGACCTCGGACGAGCCCGTCGACGCGGGCGGTCCCGTCGGAGCCGATGCGGACCCGCTCCGACCCGCCGACGACGCCGCCTGCCGTGTCGATGGGGCGGTCGAGGGTCAGGGCGCCGACGAGCCCGACGGCGGCCGGCCGGCCGGTCGGGGACCGGTACGGCCCGAACGTGAGGGCGAACACGCCCGGGGCGGGTTCGGTCACGGCCGGCGGAGGCGGGCGAGACCGGCGCGGGCGGCGGCGGCCAGGACGGGGCGCATGCGGTCGTCGACGACGCGGCGGACCGCGTCCTCGTCGTGCCCGTGCCCCCGAGCCCGGCGGGTGAGGGGGGCGGACCCGGCGGCGAGGAGGACCCGCGCCCCGGATGCGGTGATGTGCGCGCGGCCCCGGATCGGGAAACCGGGCGTATTCACGCACAGGGCGGCGACGAGCCGGACGTTCACGTCGCCCGGGTTGGCCCGCCAGTCCCCGGAGATTGGGTGTCGGCCGAACTCCTCGATCTGCTGCCGGGTCAGGTGGGGTCGCATCGCCCCGGCGAACCACACGCCGAAATCGTCCTCGCCGACGATCACGTCCGCGTACGCCGACGAGGTCGAGTCGTAGTGCGCGAGCGCGGGCATGACGCCGTGATCCATGTTCATATCGTGGCCGCCCCCGAACGACAGGACACCGGTCGGCACCTCCTCGCCCTCCTCCGTGAACGTGGAGCCCTGCGAGGTGAACGTCCGGTACCCGGCCTCCCCGAGGCGGGGGGCGTACACCTCACGGTCGAGGATGCCGGCGTGCGGGACGCCCCACTGTGCGATGTACCCCCACACTTGCCCGGTGGGGACACCGTTCGGGCGGCGGCCGAGGTAGACGTGCCGGCCAGGATCGGGAACGTCGACGCGGGCGAACCATGCGCGCGGCGGCAGGACGGGGGCGATCGTTTCCGTGTCGGCGGCGACGGAGGCGAGGAGCGCCTGCCGGCCCCGGGCGGGCTCCAGGATGCGCAACGCGGAGGAGGCGACGACGGGCAGCGCCTCGGCGGGCTGCTCGGCGGGGGCGATCCCGGCCTCCTCGGCGCCGAGCCCGTCGTCGAGGACGATGTACGCGGACGGGAACGCGGCGAACGGGGTAACGGTGCACTGTGCGATCGACCCTTGGGTTACGCGCATCCGGACCCGCTCCGGGAACCCGTCCTCGTCCTCCTCCAGCACGTCGATTTCGGCGGCGACCTCGCCGAGGTCGACGGACACGCCCCGGAGGACCTGCTCGCGCACGTAGTCGAGGGTCGCTCGGGAGCCGGGCTGGTCATCGTTGGGGACGAACCATCCGGTCGCACGCCACCCCCACACGCCCTCCCCGAACGGCTGCCCGGTCTCCCGGTTGATTTCGGCGGCGAAGTCGAGGCGTTCCATCGTGTCCAGGCGACCGCACACGATCGCGGCGGAGTGACCTTCGAACCCGCCGTCCGGGTTGCGGAGCATCGCCATAAGCGACTGAGGCAGGTCACGGCGGCCGAGGCTGCCGGGCTCGATGTACCGGTCGTCGGAGGTCGTCCAGCCCTCCAGCACGACGGCGGGGATGGTGAACGGGACCCCGTTCTCCGGTGGGGCGAGCTGCTGGTCGAGGGGGGTGCGTTCGGCGGGCGGGGGGGCCTGCTCCTCGACCTCGACGACGGCCGGCGCCTCGTCCTCGACCGGGGGGGCGGTGGCGACGAGCGCGGCCAGCTCGCCGCCGGTCGTCCAGCGGGCGAGCGACTGCTCGGTTCCGAGCGGTCGGCGGGTGGCGGGCATCGTGTCTCCTGTCATCGGACGGGGCCGTACTGGTCGTCGCGGCGGGCGAGGACGTAGCCCCGCAACCACAGCGTTCCAAGCTCGGAGCGGGGGTCGTGCGGGCAGGCGGTCGAGTCGTCGCCAGCACCGTAGGCGGCGCGGCCGGCGTCGTACGCCTCGACTTGCTCCTCCGACGGTTCGGGTACGGGCGCGGAGGCGACAAGGACGGCTAGGCGCCCGGCGCCGTCGAGCCGGTATATCTGCTGGTATGCGGTCGGACGGTTCACGTTCCGTCCCTCGGCATCCCGTCGCGTTCGGCGCCGCACTGGCAGCAGAACCACGCGATCATGGCGTCGGCCGGGTGCCACCAGTGCCCCCCGCCTCGGCGGCAGGCTCGGCGGGTTCTCCACCGGTGCCACGGGCTCGTGTCGACGAGGGGGCGGACGGGAAACTCGTACCCGCCGACGACGGGTGGTCGCACGGTGGCGTGGTGCGTCGGGTGGGTCATCGGCGGGTACTCCTGCCCGTGCGGTCACGGTTGATGCCTGCGTTTTCGGCGGCGTGCTTGGCGGCGAGGGCGGCGTTCCCCTTGCCGGTGCGCGCGAAGTAGTACTCCGTCCAGGAGATGCGCCGGTTCCCCTCCAGGAACTCCAGCAGCTCCGGGGAGGCGTACCGGTAGACGAGCCGGATATCGCCGGCGAGGAGGTCCCGCACGTCGATGCCGCGCGCCTGCCCGGCGGCGTTGACGCCGTGCGTTTTCACGACCTCCAGGGCGGCGACGTACTGCTGCTCGACGTGGAGCGCGTACTCCTCCTGCACCTCGGCGCGGGTGGGCATCCCGTCGCGGGACCCGTGCCCGCCGACCCGGGGGTGTGTGACGCCGGGCCGGCCGAGGGTGGCGTCGAGATGTTCGTACGCCTCCTGCCACTCCCCGTCGGATGCCATGCGTTCGGCGAGGTCGTCGGCGATGCGCTTGTTCTCGTCGGTGTAGGTGAGGAACGCGTCGAGGTCATCCCAACGCTGCCCCTCGCGCGGGTCGAGGGAGTCCATGCGGGCGGTGAGGTGGACGGCGAGGTCGTCGAGCTGCTCGTCGGTCAGCGCCGACAAGTACGTGTAGTCGAGGCGCATCGGAATTCCGGCCTCGTCGGTGGCGGCCTGCCGGGTCCGGCCCCGCGCCTGCTGCCGGCGGGGCCGGACCGGCTCGGTCGGGGGGGAGACGACGGGCGGGCCGTTGCGAACGGCCGGGCGGGCAGCGGGGGCGGGCGTCGAACGCTGCTCGATCCGGTCGGGTATGCGGTTGATGATCGAATTGAGGTTACGAAGTTTGCGGCGAGCCGCCTCCCGCTCCTCTTTGCCCATCTCGGAGGCGTACCGAAGTTCGTCCTCCAGGATGCCGGTCCGCTCGCGGAGAGTGCGGCGGGCGGCGTCCGGGTCGCTGACATAGATCCGACCCTCGTCCAGGTCCACCCGCAGACCGGGCGCCTCCCCTTCGTCCTCCAGCAGTTCCACGCCGTAGCGCACCTCGTCGAGGGTCTCCTGCGAGGGGGCTCGGCCGGGTAGGCGTTCCTCCGTCACCTCCGGTGCGCCGTTGCGGGCGGCGCGGGCGGCCTCGACGGCGGACGTGGGGCGCTGCTCGGGGCGGCCGGTGTCGGGCAGGTACACCCGCTCGTCGACGGTGGCGTCCCGGGTGGGGATCGGGCGGCCCGGGTTCTGCTCCTCGTAGGCGCGGCGGCCGATGGTCTCCAGTTCGGCGCGGGTGTCCCGGCCGTCGGTGTAGACGGGCACGTAGTCGCAGTGACAGCCCTTGTGGTCGCCGGGGGCGAACGATCCGCCGATCCACTCGCCGCCGGTGCCGGACGTGTCGAGGGCGTCATCGTCGAACGAGGCGAACACGACCCCGTCGAGGTTGGCGTGCGGCCGGAACGGGCGGGCACTGATCCCGTAGGACCACTCGTATTCGACGACCTCCTGCCCGTGGTCGCGGAGGAACCCGTCGAGCAGCTCCCCGGAGGTGAGCCCGTTCCGGACGCCGGTGCCGGAGTCGTCGCCGGGGACGCCGCCGACAACGGCGAGGGCGTCGCGGACGAGCCCCGGCGGGACGATCGAGGACGGCAGTTCGCCGACCGGGTCGACGGTGGGATCCGGGTCGTACAGGCGGTCGGCGGCCAGGTCGCGGAGCCCGCCCTCCAGGACGGGCCACGACGCGTCGGCGTTGTCGGCGAACCGGTCGCGGAGGGCGCCGATCTGCCGGGCCACGTCCGGGTCGGTGCGGTCGAGGTCGGCGATGCCGACGGCGGCGTCGAGCGCCTCCTCGGCGGCGGTCGCCGTCCACTCCGTGTACTGCTCGCGGAGCCGGCCGAACGCCTCGGCGAGGAGCTGCTGCTCCTCCAGCCCCAGGGCGGCGACGAGGGGCCGGCCGAGGGAGGCGAGGACCTGCTCGGGTGGCTGCCCGGCGACGGCGTCGCGGGCGGCTGGTTCCCGCTGCGCGGCGGCGCGGGCACGGTTGCCGGCCCGTTCCAGGGCGCGGAGGAGGGCGGCGTCGGCGGCGGCGGCGATCCGCTCGCGGAGGGTGCGTTCGATGTTGGCGAGCCGGCGGGATAGGCGCCGCTGCCTGTCGGTGGGTGCGGCGGCGGCGGCGAGCGCGAGGGGGGCGGCGGAGGCGGCCGGCAGGGCGGGCGCCTCCGGTGTTGTCGGCTCCTCCGCCGGGGCGTCACCGGCGGGCAGGGCGGCCGGCCCGGACGGGGGGACGCCGGGGATTGCGCCGGTGTGTGCCACTGAGAGGCCGAGGACCCGGTTCACGTCGTCCGGTTCGTAGCCGGCGCGGAGCAGTCGGTCGGCGATGGTGGCGACCTGGAGGAGCCGCTCGACGGCGAGCCCGGTCTCCCCGACGGCGTCGTCGCCGGTCTCCACTTCCTCCGGCGGGGCGTGCGACTCGTCGATGCCCCGCAGTTCCCGGTACGCCCGGCCGTCGATCAATCCACGGTCGTAGGCGTCGTTCGCGGCCGACGACATATCGGCGGGGGCGACGAGTCCGGACGGGTCGAACCAGACGACGACCCGGCGGATCAGGTTCTCCGGCCACGCCCCGACGGAGCGGAGCCGGTGCCGCATGTAGCCGAGGGTGAGCCCCTCGACGGCGGCGATGGTGATGGGCTCTTGATGGTGCCGGAACGTGTCGGAGCTGATCTGCCACGCGTTCCAGTGGTTCACGTCCGACAGCCCGGTAATCACCTCGGGCGGCACGTCGAGGCCGATGCCGAGGCGGGTCAGCAGCCGCGCCTCCCGCTCGTTCGTGAGCGGGTCGAGGGGCCGGCCGAACGTGAGGTGTCGGACCCGGTCGAGGTACTGGTAGGCGCCCCGCTTGATCATGGGGACGACCTGCGCGGCGGAGCCGTCGAGGGTGAGCGGGGTCGTTAGCTGTGTAACGAAGTCCCGGTCGAACTCGTCCTCCTCGTCGTCTTCGTCGGGGAGCGCGTCCAGCTCCTCCGGCCATAGGAGGACACCGTTCCCGGAGGCGCGGGACCGGAGGGCGGCGTCGTCGCCCTTTTCGATGAGGAGCAGCCGCTCACATACGCCGATGAGGGAGCGCATGGGGGAGTCGGGTTCGGAGGACCATTCGGCGTCGGCGGTCCATAGGCGGACGACGGTGGTCGTCGCCGGGTCCAGGTCGACGGCCTCGGAGTCCCGGCCCTCGCCGGTGACGAGCCGGAAGTAGCCGGGCGGCAGTTCGGGGTTCATGCCCCGGAACCGGCCGTCCTGGAAGGTCAGCTCCGATATGGAGCGGATCGCCCACTCCTCCCGGCCCTGCCCGTTGTCGGCCTCCGGGTAGTAGCGGCCGACGAGGTAGCACTCGCCGGCCTGTTCGTAGTTGCGGGTGAGGGGGGACAGGATCGCGGCGCCCCCGCCGGACGGCGAGTACCCGGTCAGTTCGTTGAGGGCGGAGCGGGCGGCCTGGACGAGGTCGTCGGGGAGGGCGTCGGTGTCGTACACGGCGGTCGTGCCGTCGCCGGATTCGATCCACCCGTATTCGTCGGTGAGTTCGGCGACCTCGTCGGCGCCGTCGGGCCGGTCCCCGGCGTACAGCCGGATATGGGCGGCGTTGTTGGCAAGGAACCGCATTGCGTACCCGACCTCGGGCAGGGCGCGGGCGTACCCGAACGAGGCGCGCTGCCACTCGCGGCGCTTGGATGCTTTGGCGAGGCGGGCGCCTTCCTGCGCGGTGATGACGGCGGCGGAGGCGACGAGGGAACCACGCGCCCGGGGGCGGCCGGTCAACACCTCAGCGAACGGGGAGGACCTCCGGGCGGGGCGGACCCAGTCGAGCCAGGCGGGCAGAGTTGCCACGGGTCACTCCCACGAGGACAGGAGCCCGGAGACGGCGCTCCAGGCGAGGACGGCGCCGGCCGGTGCGGCGACGGCCGGGACGGCGGCGACGAGCCCGGCCCACCCGGCGGCGACCCACACGGACACGCACCACGGGCAGGTGACGAAGTAAGCGAGGCGGCCCTCGGCGTCGTCGGCGAGCTGCTCGCGGACGGGCCGGGTTATCTCGTCCTCGACGAGGAGTCGGGTCAGCCGGAATGTTGCGAGGGCACCGACGGCGAGCACGACCGGATCACGGAGCACGCTCGGGTTCCCCACGCGGGGGGACGTTACCGAGGGGGCACCGGGGGGCGTGCGGAGTTGCGGCGGATACGGCGGAGCCCCCGGCCTCGTCGAGGGCGGGGGCTCCGGGGCCGAGCGGGTCAGGCGGTGAATGGGTCCGCCTGCACTGCGGCGCCGAGGTCGGCGGCGGCGCGGGAGAGATTGCGCTCCGCCTCGGCCATGTCGCGGCGGATACGCGCGACGCTGCGAGCGTGGGTGGTACGGGCCAGCTCGTGGGGCAGGCTCACCTCGATGAGCCACGTCAGGTAGCGAATACTCTCGCGGGCTTCGTCGGCGGTGGGGGCGGCGTGGGCGTTCGTCGTGTTCATGCCATGATTATATGCACGGGTATTGCCGGGGGGGGGTACCCGGCATGCGACGCGCCGGCGTGTCGCCCTATCGGGGGGGAGGGCGCGACCTCGACAGGCGGAGAGGCTCCGTGTCGGGGGGCTGGAGGGGCCGGCCCTCCCGAGCCCGACGGAGCTGCTCCCGCAACCACCCGACCTCGGCCTCCAGTTCGGCGACCCGGAAGTCACGGCCGGCCCGCTCCCGGGCGCGGCGCTCGTCCTCGACGGCCCGCTCGCGGCGGAGCCTGCGGAGTTCCCGCTCCTGCCACGCCCGGACACCTCGGGTCAGCGGTCCGTTGGCGCCGGACAGGCGTTCGGCGGCCCACACGAGGAACCCGCCGACGACGAGGACGGCGAGGAGGACCGGCTCTTTCGCGGCGGACAGGAGGAGGTCGATCATGCGGGTTCGTGTTCGACGACGCGCCGGAGCCGGTCACGCTGCCAGAGGATGAACGTGCCGACGGCGAGGACGGCGTGTTGCGCGCCGCCGGCGACGAGGCCGGTCCCGGCCCGGTAGTCGACGCCGAGCCCGACGACGATGACGGCCTGCCCGGCGAGCATGGCGGCGACGCCGGCGAGCCGGAGGGGGGTGCGGAACCGGTCGGACAGAAGGACGCCGGTGCCGAGCCCCCCGAACGCGAGCCCGAGGAGAACCCTCCAGTCGGCGGCGATGCCGAGCCCGCCGAGGGCGGTCACGCCGAGCCCCGCGTACCAGGAGGCGAGGAGGGCGTGCCCGAGGATGACGGGTCCGCCGCGACGGATGGCGAGGCCGAGGAGGACGAGGGTCGCCGACCCGTACAGCAGCCACCCATACGCGGGTTCGGCCGCCCGGGAGTCGAGCCCGGCGTCGACCCCGCCGATGTAGTCCAGCCCCCGGAGGGCGGCCTGCCACAGGGTGACGAGCTGGAGGGCGACGAGGACGGGGTGCGTGCGGCGGGGCTGCCAGTCGCCCCGGAGGCGCCTCACGAGGAGGCGACCCGGTACGGCTGCCAGGGGCGCCAGCCCCGGAGGCTGGAGGAGCAGCCGCAGCCGCGTTGCCGGCGGACGACCGCGTCGACACCCCCGTCGAGGACGAGGCGGGCGTCCTGCCGGGGTGGGGCGTTGTACCGGGGGACGAGGGACGGTGCCGGGTCGTACGGGCGGTCGACGCGGAGAATCCGGTCGCGGCCCTCCGCCTGCCACACGTACAGGCGTTCGCGGGTGATGACGGCGAACGCGGTCCGGTACACGAGCCCGCCGACCTGGACCTCGGCGGGGAACATATCGCGGACGACGACCGGCGACTCCTCGGAGGCGGTCATCGGGTGACGCCTCGGGAGTAGTCGTACCCGGCGAGGAGCCCGCACAGGGCGTCGGCGATGTGCGCGTGCCCTCGGGGGGACGGGTGCAGCCCGTCGGCGCCGATCATGGTCGCCGGGTTCCACCCGGGGGACGGGTCGACGATGACGACGTTCACACCCTGCGCTCGGGCGGTCGCGGCCTCCTGGAATTGCACGTCGGCGTACGCCTCGACGGCGGCGGCGTCGGCCAGTAGGTACCCGTCGCCGGGCAACGGCAGGGGGCGGACGAGGACGATCAGGGGCGGCGTTTTCGACAGGGTGCCCACGTAATCGAGGTACGGCCCCTTGCCGGTGGCGGCGGTCCCGCGTGGGCGGACGGCGATCGAGTGCGGCCCGTCGGCGAGGGTGGGTTGCACGGTGACCGGGCAGTACGGGCGGCCGGTCGCGGAGGTGCGGCACACGTTGTCGGTGTCGATGCCGGCGACGACCTGCCCGTCGGCGAGCACGTCGAACTCGCCGCCGTCGGAGTCGTCGAGCCCCCCGAACCCGATAACCATGTTCGACCCGGTCGTCGTGAACGACCACGATGCGACGCCGTACTGCCCGGCGGTCATGCGCCAGTTGTGCCCGCCTGTGAAGTCCGCGACGGCGATCCGTTCCCCGTCGCCGGTGGGGGTGATCGAACCGGAGTCCTCGGGGATCGCCGAGGACAGGGACAGGTACCGCAGGGCGGCCCGCAGGGACCACCGGTAGCCGCGCAACGCCTGCGCGTCGGTGCCGTGGTTCTTCGTGTCGTTGATGGTGGCGTCGAGGACGACGACCCCGGAGGTGCCGACCGTCCAGGCGCGCGGCCCGTTGAGCAGGTCGAGGGCGGCGTCTTGCATCTGATAGCCGGACACGGCGCGCGGCACGTAGGCCATGCCGAGCCGGCGGGCTGTGCGTTCCATGTACCGCTGCCCGGGGGCGATGCCGTTGTGCAGCCCGGCGAGGTAGGAGTGCCCGTACCCGTAGAGGGGGACGCCCTCCAGGGCCGGGCTCGGGATCCAGGGGGAGGCGGTCACGTCGGGGACGGTACCGGGGGGGAGGGGGCAGTCGCGGCGGCCTCCTCGACTCCGGGGATCGGCTCGACCTTCCACACGATGACGGTGCAACCGGCGGCCTCGTGCAGGGCGACAAACCGGTCGAGCCCGGCGCGGGTCGCCCGGTAGCAGCGGCCGACGACGACGGGCCGCAGCCCGGGGGTGAGCCGGTAGGAGGAGACCGCCCGCCACGGCCGGCGGGTCACGAGTTGGCTCCGGAGTTGCGGCCGGCGGCGTACGCGGCGCGGGACACCCGCTCGACCTCGGCGGAACAGTCGCGGCCCGGAGTCTCGCGGAGATGCTGCTCGACGCGGGCGACGGCGTCGTCGAGGCGTTGCGGCGCGTGTTCACCTCGGATCGGCCCGAGCATCCCTCGGGCGGCGCCAAGTAAGTCGAGGAGAATCTCGCGGTCGGTGGTCACCGGTCGCGGCCGATCGCGCCGGGCGGGGGCAGCGGCGGCGGCGGACGCCGGTACGCGCCGGTCGGCGCCGGGTGCTCGGCGGTCTCCAGGTCCTCCGGTCGCGGGTCGACGCGGGCGAGCTGCTCCGTCGACGGGCCGGGTTCGGCGCGGTGCCGGCGGAACCCGGTCGCCTCCAGCCCTTGCCGGTGCTCCTGCTGGTGCCGGATGGTGCGGGACTCGGCGTCGATGGCCCGGCCTCGCGCGGTCAAGGCGACGAACAGCGCGAACGCGGCCAGCCCGAGGGCGACGGCGGCGACGATGACGGCGGCGTAGGTCATGCGGGCTCCTGGAGGCGGACGAGCGGGTCGGCGTGTAACGCGGGCTCCCCGGGTTCGACGAACGCCCGGTGACGGTCGCCGGCCGGGTGCCCGGCGAGGATGCGGCGTTGCCGGCGGTCGGCGGACGCCTTCGCGGCGGCGTGCTGTACGTCGAGGTCGTACTCGACGGCGGCCCGGTGTAGTTGCATGCCGAACCACCGGAGGTCGGTGGGGTCGTCGAACACGACGACCTCGGTGCGGCCGGTGAGGACGAGGCGGCCCCGGTCGACGGTGACGAGCCACGGGAACCCGGCGTCGTCGCGGAGGGTGCGTTCCTGCGGTAGGGGCACGGGGTCCTCCAGGGACGCGGCCGGAACGGCAGGATCCCCGCCCCGGGGGGAAACCGGGGCGGGGACCCTCGTCCCGACGGTACGGGGGCGCGGGTACTTGCCCCCCTAATATGTCACGGGTTATGGCGGTTAGGCGACACAGCGGGTCGTGGCGGCGAGGTTGACGAGGTGCCGGGCCTCCTCGCCGGTGATGCCGAGGTCCCGCATCGTGACAGTCGACATTTCGGCGACGGACACTCCGGCGGTGACGCCCTCGCACACCCGGTCGGCGGCGAGGAGCAGCTCGTCGGCGTTGGCGGGGATGCCGGCGTCGCCGAGGAGGTCGCGGAGGAACGGGTCCACCTCGACGGGGGCGAGGGCCTCGACGGCGGGCGGGGCGGCCTGGAGGGCGACGGCGGGTGTGCCGGAGGTGAGGATCGAGGCGAGGACGGCGAACGCGGCGACGACGAGGGCGAATGCGGCGAGGGTGCGGGCGTGGGTCATGGGAACTCCTGTAGGCGTGGGACGGGCGGATCATGCGGGCGTGGGACGGGTGGGGCGGTTCGTTACCGGGTCGCGGCCGGCCCGAGGTCTCCCCGGGCCGGCCGCGCGGGATCAGAGGTGGACGGGGGCCGGGGGGAGGTCGGCGTCGGCGACGTGCGGCCCGTAGGCGGCGACGACCTCCGGGTGACGCTCGGCCGTCCAGGCGGCGAACTCCTCGTCGGTCGAGCAGTCGAGGGGGCGGAGGGCGACGCGGTAGGCGTCGAGGTCCATTGCGGCGAGGCGCCGCATATCGGCGATGAACTCTGCGATCCGGGCGGCCTTGACTTCGCGGCGCTTGGCGGCGGTGTAGCGGACGTTGTTTGCCATGCGTCTATTATGCACACGGGTAATGGGAGGGGGAAGTACCGACACGCCGCGTGTCGCGTCGGATCACCCGTCCGAGGGGACGCGGCACCCGCACTCCGGGCACTCCCCCTCGTCGAGGTCGTCCTCGACCCACGCCGAGCAGCAGGGGCAGCAACGGCCGGCGGGCCGGTCCCGGGGATCCCGGGCCGGCCCGTCCGGGCTGGAGGCGTTCAGCGGGTGTACCCGGCCCACCGGTGACCGGCCGGCGTGTTGATCGGCTTGCCGTAGAACTCAGGGCGGGTCGGGGCGGTGGCCTTGCGGCACTTCGTGCAGGTGACCTCGGCGTCGGTGAGCTTGACGGTCGAGCGGGCGGTCGAGCGGTAGCGGACGGCGCCGCAGGAGACGGAGGGCCGGCCGTCGATGATGCGGGCGGCGTGGACGGTGGCGGAGGAGCCGATGCGGGCTGCGGTCGTTGTCATGGGATGATTATATGCACGGATATTACCCGGGGGGAAGTACCGGCGCGCGTGTCGCGTGTCGTGTCCCCTTATCGGGTGACCTACCGGACCGGTGGCGTCACCGACAGGCGCTCGTGGAGGATGCGGTCCCGGATCACCCGAGGCAACGGGCGCGGCGCCGACGGGGGCGGGCAGGCGGGAAACGACGGCACACGGGCTCCAGGGGTAGGCGGGGGGTCCAGTCATGGTGACGCACGGAACCGCCCCGAGGGAACAGACCCGGGGCGGTTCCGCGTGAACGGTCAGGAGCCGGCGACCTCGGACCACTCCAGCGGCCGGGGCTGCTCGCGCGGGTCGTCGTCGACGGCGGGCTCGGGGCAACGGTGCTCCCGCGCGTCGCGCTCGGCGAGTCCGCGACCCTCGATGGTCCGGTTTGAGTGCCATCCGAGGGAACGCCACCCGCACGCGGCGTGGACGGCGCGGAACCGGTCCTCGTCGCGATTACCCGACGGGGCGCGGTACCGCTCGACCGTGGCGGGCTCGGCGCACACGCACGCGTCGACGGGGGCGGAGCAGTTGTCGCAGTGGACGACGGTCGCGCCGGCCGGCGCGTCGGGGGTGATACCGGGGGCTGCGGCGTCGAGGGCGGCAGCGGCGTCGCTGGCGATGGGGAATCCACCGGTGCGGCGGGCGCCGGTCAGGTCGTACCCCCACCAGTGGGCGGACTGGTAGGAAACGCGGCCGGCGGCGACCCCGGCGCGGACAACCTCGGCGAGGCCGCGACCGATGTTGCGCAGCTCGACGACCGGGGCGACCTCGGCGGACTCCTCGGGCTCGTCGTCGGTGGGGAGGGCGTCGAGGGCGGCGGCGCGCTCGCGCATGATGCGCTCGCCGGCGGCGCGGAGGGTGTCCTCGTCGACGCCGGTCTCGGCGGCCACCTCGGCGACGGTGTCGAGCGCCTCGACTTCGATCGCGCGGCCGATGTGGAGGCGGGCGGCGATGTTGCCGGAGCGGGTGCGGCAGGGGAAGCCGGCGGGGGTGTGGCAGCGGGGGCAGCGGTTCGCGGTGCGAGGCGTGGTCATGGGAAGATTCTATACACGGGTAATCCCCGGGGGGAAGTACCCGGGGAGGCGATCTTCGCGCGTGTCGTGTCGGATCACCCGAACGGGTGCCCGTCCGCTCGGAACCGAGCGGACGCCCGCCGGTCCGCTATCCGGATCGCCCTGCCGATCCCCAACGCGACCGCCACCGACGCCGCGACCCACGCGAGGCAGCCGGCGGTGATCACCGGGCGAGGCGGGCTCGGACGGAGGCCACGACCGCCGTCGACGACGCATACCGGCGGCCCGTCGGAGACCGCCAGTAGCCGGACCCAAGCTCGACCCACTGCTCCGGGGGGTGCGTGCGGGGATGCTTGACGCGGCGCCGTTTCGTCACCTCATCTTCGCGGGCCGGCTCCGGCTCCCGGGGATGCCGGGAACCTCGCGGGTGCGCGCCGGCGGGCACGTCGTCCTCCGTCTCCGCCAGGTCGTACAGCACGCCCCGCAGCCGGGCGTACGCGGCGACGGTGGCCTCGGTGTACGCCCTCGCGATGGCCTCCCCGATCTGCTGCGGCCGGCGGGCGACGAACGCCCACCCGGGGCAGGTGGGGGTCGCGAACCGGAGCGACCCGTCGTCGAGGCGGCGGACGTGGAGGGTCAGCTCGGCGGGCTCGTGCGGCCGGCGGCCGGAGGTGGACACGTTCAGCTCCTCGGGGCGGTCGGTAGTTGCTGGTTGGCGACGGTCGTGGAACCGCCCCGGCGGACGCCGAGGAGCCGGGTCACGAGCCACACGTACGCGTCGAGGCGGCCCGGTGACTGCTGCCCCTCCGTCCAGGTCGTCAGTTCCAGCTCCAGGAGGGGCAGGGTGCCGACGTGCGAGACCTTGTTCGTTTCGACGGCGACGGCGACCGGCGTCGCCCGCAGCCGCTTGCCGACGGTGGCGGTCACGCCGTGCAGGCGGGCCGGGGGTGCGCTCGTCGCCGAGTCGAGGAGTCCCCGTTCGATGCGGTCGAGGACCTCGGCGAGCTGCCGCAGGTCGCCGGCGTCGGCGGTGACCTCCTCGGCGGGGAGGCGCTGCTCGACTGCCGCCCACCGGAGGGCGGCGCGCTGGAGGAGTTCGTCGCGGCCGACGGGGCGGCCGGTGGGGCGGCGGGTGAACGGGTCGACCTCGCCGGCGTCGGTGACCTCGTCGAGGGTGCGTGCCTGCCGGACGAGCCGTTCCCACGCCTGGACGAGTTCGTTCCGGAAGGTCTGCGGGACGAGGTTCTGTTCCCACACGACCTCGTCGGCTTGGGTGTCGACGGCGAGGAGCCACGCGGCGCGGGTCCACTCCGCCGAGGTCATGCGGCGCGAGCGGTCGTGGGTGACGTAGGCGCGGCCATCTTTGCCCCGGTAGCCGGCGACGAGCCCGGCCTCGTCCTGCCCGCCGGAGGAGGGGTCGACGGCGACGACTCGCAGCGTCGACGCGCCGACGTAGTCCGACGGCCGGCGGTTGCGGGCGATGGGCGCCTCGGCGAACACGGCGCCCTCCGGGGGGGTGGGGTGCTGCTGGTACAGGGAGCCCCACGCGGTTTCCCCGACCTCCAGGCGGCGGAGCTGCCAGTCCTCGGGGGTGCGGCCTCGGGCGGATTCCAGCCACTCGCCGGGGGGGCGGCCCAGCGAGTCGGGGAGCCACCCGGGGGCGAGGTTGCCGTCGTCGTCGAGGCGCGGGGCCTCCGCCTGCGCGGGGATCGACACGAACTCCCATCGGCGTAGCTCGTCGGGGAGGGCGCGTTCGTGCCCCAACACGTAGCCGTACAGGTCGTCGGGGTGCCACCGGGTTTGGGTGAGGATGACGAGGGCGGCCGACGGCAGTCGGGGGACGGCGACGTTCTGCCACCAGGCGAGGACCTTCGCCCGGTGCTCGGGGGAGTCGGCCTGCTCCCGGTCTTTGTACGGGTCGTCGACGAACAGGGCGTCGAGCGGTTTCCCCGTCCACCCGCCGCGCATGCCGTAGGCGATGAGCCCGCCCCGGTGCCCGGCGATCGAGAACCGGGACACGCTCGTCGAGTCGCCCCGGAGACTGATCCCGAGGAGATCCTGCGCGAGGGGGCGCGGGTTGAGCACCGTCCCCGACCCGTAATCGGCGATCCAGTTGCGGACCTCCCGGGAGAATGTGGTCGCCACGTCCGCCTCGAAACTCGCGATCCCGATGCGGAGGTCGGGGTTACGGACGAGCAGCCATAGGGGGGTGGCGATGGTGAGCCGGCGCGATTTGCCCTCCTGCGGTGGGGCGGCGACGGCGAGGCGGGCGGAGTGCCCGGCTTCCATGCGTTCGACGGCGCGGAGGACGGCGGCGTCGATGAGGGCGAGCGCCGGCGTTTCGACGGTGGCGAGCGGGTCGATCGCGTGCGCGAGGGCGCCGGGTGACGGGTAGCGGGTGCGGCGACGGCGCCGCGCGAGTTCGCGGGCCACGCGTTCGGCGACGGCGACCCGCTCGTGTGCGGGCAGGTCGCGGGTCGCGGCCTCCAGGGCGAGGCGGAGCCGCTCGCGGTCGACGACACCCGCCGTCATTCGATGACCGCCCCGGCGACGATCGAGGCGGCGATGGCGGCGTACACGTCGGAGGCGGTCACGTAGGACCCGGCCCGGTCGAGGGCGTACAGCGTGAGCAGCAGCAGGAGGAGGGCGATCAGTCCGGCGACGAGGGGGCGGAGCCACCTGTCACGGTGCCCGTTCCATCCCACGGAGAGTGACGTTACCGGGGGGGACGGGTGAGCGCCCGCGCGGCTGCCCTCGTCCGGTCCTCGGCGGTGCGGGCGGCGAGCCAGCAGGCGAGGCAGGTCGTCGGCGCGTACGTCCAGCAGCCGCACCCGCCGAGGCATGGGTACCGGCCGAGGGTGCCCTGTTCGGGTTCGCCGTACGGGCAGTCAGTCGCCACGGGCCGCCTCCTCGTCGTGGACGTGCCGGGCGTGGTCGCGGCCGGCGTATGCGGCGGAGGAGGGGCCGGTGGCGACGGCTTCCCACCGGCCGCAGGCGCACGTCCAGGCGACGCCCCACGGGTATTCGGTCTGCGCGATCGCGTGCGGGTCGGCGTCGGCGGGGGTGGGGGCGAGCGTCACGCCCGGAGGGTAGCCCGGGGGGTAGCTACAGGTGGGTTCCGCCGCGCGCCCGGGTGGCGAGCCCCCGCAGCCACTCCTCGACCTCCGGCAGGGCGACGACGCGGACGACCGTCCCGTCGGGCAGGGGCAGGTCGGCGAGGTCCAGCTCGCAGCGGGCGAGGTCGGCGATCCGGTCGAGCAGCTCCGCCTCCGGGCGTGAGACCGCCCGGGGTTCCGTGGCGGAACTCCGGGCGGTCTGCTCGTCGGGCATGGGGCGGAGGCTACCGGCGCGCGGGCTCGGCGGCCGGTTCATCGGCAGGCGGGAGGGGGTGGTCGTTGCGGGCGGTGAGCGCCGTTCCGATGGCGAGGACGACGGCGAGCCCACCCAACCCGAGGGCGAGCAGCTCCAGGGGGGTGACGCCGGCGGCGATAGCCGTCGCGGCGGCGACGGTCAGCACAGGACCACCTCCCCGCGCGGCCACGGGATGCGGGGCTGCTTCCCGGCACCGTCCCACGGCATGGCCCACCCGTCGGCGACGAGGACCTCGGCGAGGTCCTGCGGCCCGGCGCCGAGGTCGACGACGACGGTTCCGAGGTCCCGGCCGCCGTACTTGTCGTCCTCCAGGTCGACGAGGACGACACGGGTCCCGGTGGGGACGAGCCCGGCGACGTGGACGTACGTCTCCGGGCCGCCGGGCTCGGCGAGTTCGCGGGTTGCGGCGCCCCGTACGCGGACCTTGCGGCGCCGGTATTCGCCGCGCCCCCGGTCGACCCACACGTACACGGTGTCCCCGTCGCGCCAGCCCTCGACGACCCCGTTTTCGTACAGGGGGGCGGGCACCGGCGGCAGTGCGGCGGTCACGCGGCGACCTGCTCGGGGATGGCGACGACCTCGACGAGGGGCCGGCGGACGAGTCGGCAGGCGACCCGGTTGACGAGGGCGTCGACGGTGAGGGCGGCGGCGTTGACGGCGGCGACGGGCAGGAGGAGGGGTGCGACGAGGACGGCGGCGAGGAGGACGCGGAGGAGGTCCTCGCGGGCTCCGTCCCGGCGGGCGGGGGACACCCACGCCCCGAGGCGGACACCCAACCAGTATCCGAGGTTGCGGAGCGGGTGGTCGGGGTCGAGTTGCCGCAGCCCGTCGAGGAATTCGCGGTCGGCCTGGACGGAGGTCAGTTCGGGGAGGAGCCGGTCGGGGCGGCCGGCGCGGTGCCACGCGTTGAGGTCGTCGCAGCGCTTGTCGTGCCGGATGGCGGCGGGCGTGATCTTCCCGGAGGTGGGGAGGAGGACGCGGAAGGGGCGGGGGACGGAGGCAAGGTCGGTCACGTACCCGGCCTCGACGACGACGCCGTTCTCGTCGAGGAGGTCGGCGGTCAGTTCGTAGCATTCCCCCTCGTCGTGCTGGAGGGGGCGGATCGGGGGGAGGGGGAGGAGGAACACAGCGAACTCCGGGGGGTAACGGATCGTGACCCGGTGATTACAGCACGACCCCGCCCCGACTACCGGGACACAACCTGACAACGTCCCCCGACAATCCCCGCAACTACTGCCGACCGCCGTCCGGTGGACGGAGGAACTCCTCGACCGCGAGGCGGGCGAGCCGGCGGGCCGCAGCCTCCGTCAACCGCAGCACCGAACCCGGCAGCAAGTCGAGCCCCGCGAACGCGTGCGCGACCCGATCCTCCAGGTCTGCGAGGTCAATCAGGCGGGCGGTCATCGCCTCCCCGCACGCGTTGCACTCGACCCACGTCCGCCCACCGTCCGCCCGCTCATACCAGTCGTGCGGGTGGTCGGGGCAGCAGCAGCCGGCGGCGGGTAGCCCGAGCCGGTCCCGTTCGGTGTCGTCGAGCTGCCGGTCGTACGCGGTCACGACTGCTCGCCTGCCTCGTCGAACGCGGCCCGGAGGTCGTCGAGCGGAACCTCGACACACTCCGTTGTGACGGTGTCCCGACCGCCATATCCGCCCTCCCGGCGCCACGCGGTGCGGCAGGACGTGTCGGGTCCGCCGGAGAACAGGTCCCGGAACGGGCGGACGCCCCGCTCCCGGCCGCGCTCCTCGGCGTGTGCGATCTGCGCGGCGAGGTGTCGGGCGAGGTCGTCGAGGACGAACTCGGGCAGGTCCCGGCCGTCCTTCCATGCGACGAGGGCGCCGTCCGCCTCGGCGCGGTGCTGCCGGGTCGGCTCGGTCACTGCCCCTCCCCTGCCGGTCCGACGAGGAGGAGGCGGAGGGATCCGAGCTGCTCGTCGAGGGCGGACGCCCACCGGAGTTCGGACGCGGCCGGCTGAAGGTTGCCCTCCCGGAGGCGGGCATGCGCGACGAGCACGCGCTCGTCGCGGAGCTGCTCCCGCTGCTCGATCAGGGCGCGGACGCGGGCGAGGATCCGCTCTTCCCCGATCCGCTCGTGATGCGCCAGGGTCTCGGCGACGAGGGCGGAGAGGGTGGGGGAGTCCGGGTCGTACCGGTCGCGGTCGGCCCACGTCGAGGCGACGGTGGAGCCGGCGTCGAGGAGCCGGTCGGCGAGGCGGCGGCGGGGCTCGGGTGCTGGAGGCGTGGGAGTCATCATGCCCGGCACTATACCCTCCCCCTAGTGTCTTGGGGTGGGGGTGTCGACGGAGTGTCCCCGAGGTCGCACGTCCGGCAGACGAGCCCCGCCCCCCTCGGGCGGAGGACCCGCATCCGGCAACACGAACACACGGGCAGTGGCGGGGGCTCCGTGCTCACGCCCCCCGATCCTGCCGTGTCCGGGCCGGGAGTCGCGGCGCCGGTCCCGCTCGTCGAGGACCTCGGCGGCCAGCCACCCGGCGACGGCGCCGGCGAACAGGAGGCAGGCGACCGTCCCGGCGAGGACGGCGAGCGCGACCGGCAGGGTCAACGCTGGCCCCGGTCCCACGCGGCGAGCCCGAGGCGGAGGAGGTTCCGGATCACCTGCGAGCGGGTCCACTCGTGCTCGGCGGCGATCCGGTCGACCCGGGCGAGGGCGGCCGGGGCGATGCGGAGCCCGATCGGTTCACGTCTAACACTGTCTGACACGTTCGACAGTGTCGCACGCCCGCCTCGCCTCGCGGGCCTCCAGCCACACGCCGCCGGCGAGGCATGCCACGCCGGCCAGCATGCCGAGGAGGAGCCACACGATCACCGGAGCAGGATCGCGGCGACGACGGCGGCCACGACGAGGACGACGCCGAGGAGAGCGAGCCGGACCTCGTCGCCGGTCACGGCTCGATTCCTTCGTCGAGGGCGTCGTCGAGGGGGTCGGCGTAGTCGACGCCGAGGGACAGGAGCGCCTCGTTGACGGCGTCGTCGATGCGGCGTTCCGCGTCCTCCGTGGTCATCTGCACGCGGGTCACACCGGCCCACCGTTCGGGGGCTGTGCGCGCCAGGTAGTCGCGGGCTGCGCGCCAGTCGTCGGAGAACGCGGTCCGCCAGGCGGCGACGGCGGCGACCTCGGCGACGGCCTGCGCGCGTGTGACGGATTCCAGTAAAAGGAGGTACGGGGCGTCGGCGTCGGAGGGTTCGGCGCCGGCGTCGCGGGCGGACGCTGCTTCGCGGCCTCGGGCGAGCCACCCGGCGAGGGTGGACTGTGAGATGCCGGCGGCTTGGGCGGCGACTTTGAGGTATGAGCCGGCTTCGACGGCGGTGACGATGGCGTCGTGGGTTTCCTGGGTGAGCCGGGTCGGTCGGCCGCGCCCCATGCGTTCGACGAACGCGGTCGGCAGGTTGGGGTGTTCGGTCACGGTCAGCACCTGCCCTTGTCGGTGACTTCCCGGATGGCCTCGGCGAGGTGTGGGTGCCGGGCGAGGAGGGACGGGTGCGGCCCCCGCCGGGCCAGATCGGAGCCCCGGGCGAGGGCGAGGATGCGGGGCGGGGGCTCCAGGCGGTCGGCGGCGGCGCGGAGGAGTGCGGCGACGCGGGCGCGGATCATCTGGTGGCCTTCGTGATCGTGCTGTCGGTGACGGTGCCCGCTTGTTCGGCGGCGTCCCGGGCGATGGCGTCGTCGAGGAGCCACTGCCGGGCGGCGTCGACGAGTCCGAGGACGGTGGGGCGGTCGAGGTCGGCGAGGATGGCGCCGTCGGGGTCTTCGGCGACGACCGATATGCGGCCGAGGGCGGCGGCCCGTATGCGGACCTTCGTGCGCCTAGTGGTGTCCTCGGCGGCCCACCGGTCGACCGGGTCGGGTGTGGTGGTCACGGGTGCTCCTGTCGTCGGGGGCGGCGTGGCCGGCGTGGCGCGTGCCTTGCCTGTCACGATGCCCCACCGGGGCCGTTGTCGTGCCCGGGGGAGGGGCAGGTGTCGATGTAGGCGTGCCCCCCGTCGGGCAGGTCGACGAGGGTGGAGGTCCACCCGTACGCGGCGGCCTCGTCGCGCCCGTGAACGCTGGTTCGCGACCGGGTGTGGAACGCGCCCCGGCACGGCTGCCCGCTGCGGAGGCGGTCACACGTCAAGGTGACGAGGGCGGTCACGACAGGACCTCGGCGAGGCGCAGACCGGACTCCCCGTCGAGCATGGCGCGGGCGAGGTGCGGCTGCCCCGAGCAGGTCTCCAGGTGCAGGGCGAGGAGCCGGCGAACCTCCCGGTAGGTGAGGAGGATCGCGTCCTCCGGGAAGTGGTCGAGGTGCGGGCGGCGAGGGTCCTCGTCGATGGGGTGCGG